ATGCTCACCGATAACAAAATCAAAGGGCTAAAACCCACCGAAAAACGCTACTCGCTATCAGCAGGCGAAGGCTTATCCATTGATGTCATGCCAACAGGTCGTAAGTCTTGGGTACTAGAATACACCGCCCTTGGCAAACGAAAACGCAAAAAACTTGGCGAATACCCCGCCACCAGCTTAAAGAAAGCCCGAGAGCTTGCCAATAAACTCAAAGACAATGCAGGACTAACGCCCATTACAGTCAGCGAACTCATTCATGAATGGATAGAGCTGTACAGCAAGCAATGGACAAGTGAGAAGTACAAATACACCGTCATCTATCGTCTGACCTACATCACCAACGATTTTAAGGACATGGCAGTGGCAGATGTCAGCCGTGCGATGGTGTCCAAGGCAGTGAGCCAAATGGTCGCACAAGGCACCTATGAGACCGCCAAACGCTCATTACGCCTCTTATCGCAAGTATTCAACTACGCCATCGCCCACGAATACGCCCAGAACAACCCCTGTACGCTGGTCGATAACATCATACCTACCCACACCGTGCAAAATATGGCGACATTATCCGCCGATGAGATGGCAGGTTTTTGGCACACCATCAGAAAAACACCCACCATCGGACTTGCCCCTGTCGCTCTATCGCTGGCAAATTATTTGGCGGTGCGACCCAGCGAGCTGTGCAAGGCGACATGGGACGAATTTGACCTAGATAAAGGCGTGTGGATTATCCCTGCCTATCGCATGAAAACACGGCTTGAACACGCCGTCCCGCTTGCCAGTCAGCCGTTAAAGATTTTAAAGGATTTGCACGCTTCACGCCTTGATGATGGCTTTGTGTTTAAACATCACAGCAACCCCACCAAGCCCATGCCGATTGAAAGCGTTTTGGCGGTCATCAAGCGAGCAGGATTTGGCGGTCGTATGACCACGCACGGCTTTCGTTCGCTGTTTTCTACGGTGGCAAATGACAGCGGGCTATGGCGTGCTGATGTGATTGAAAGACAGCTTGCCCACACCAAAAAAGATGTCCGCCATGTCTATAACCGTGCTGAATACTGGGACGAGCGTGTGGCACTCATGAACTGGTGGGCGGATATTGTGGCAGACTGGCAGGCATAAAAAAGGGGCGTTACGCCCCTTGTATTAGATTTTTTTATGATACGGTCGTGCCATTAATTTCTTGTTCAATGCGAATGGCATTTTCCAGCGTCCAATATACCTTATTGCCACGCTGGGCGTTGGGTGGGTATTTGGGGCGGTAGTAGGTCTTAAAAGTATTGACGCACACACCCAGTCGCTTTGCCATGTCTTTTTGGGTGAGCCATGTGATTGAGTTCATCATCATTTATACTCCATTATCTCACATCCACATCTGGCACAATCACAGATGGCTTAAAAGTTACACGATAAAAATGACTGCTTGCTTTGTTCGGCTCAATTTGTTCAACAAACGCAGTAACATTGTCAGATAAAACAAGCGTGTGGCGCTTAAATTCCTGTTCGCCAGTTTTACAAATCACATTAAAAGCTGTTTGCGTGTCATTCAAATTAAAAGAACACCGACCCTCGATTTCTAGGATGTAGTTATCAGTAATGCCATTGTAAAATACGATTCGCCTGTTAATCTCAAAATTATCAGCAGCTTTCTTGGCATTGTGTGTTGCGACCTGAGCATCGTCAATGCAGCCAGTCGCTAATACTGCAGCCAAACCTAATGCTAAAAATTTAAACAATTTCATCAAATCCTCCTAGCGTGGAAACCATGCACTTTAGGGCATGGAGGAAACGCCGTGTTGTTAAATTGACCAAAGCTGTTATGAATTCGGTCAAACTCTGTTTTAAGAAGTTGGTTCAAAGTTTCCTGAAACACCACTAATTTTTATCAACTGGAATATCCTCTAACCAGCCATAAACTCGTTCAAGTTTTTCTTTGTTCTCAGGTGTAGCTAGAAAAGCAAATTGTTGTGTGTGCCAGTTGTTTTTGTGTGGATTATATAAGCAACCTTCACGATTGATGTGGTACATATTTCTGCTCCAAGCATGTAAAATAAGTAAATCACCACCGCCTAAAACTACCTTGTGCAATCTAAATGATATTGATGGGATATATACTAAATCATTTGGTTTAATGGTCTGTGTCATTTGTATTCTCTTGTGTTAAATCTTCCTCGTATTCGTCTAACTTGGCTTGTAGAATACGCATTGCTTGGTTGCCCACTTCAACCATTTTATTGATCATCTGGATAAGTTCTTGATTTATAAAGGGTTGTAGGTTCTTTGCGTCCATAAAAACAGGGGTGTTGATCAGCCTTGCATTGCCACGAGCTGGACGACCCAAAGCATCATTCTGCATCAATACTTCCTCCGCTTAACTTAACTAGTGCCTTGGCATGCTGAATCGCAGCATCTCGCGTCAAATGCACAAACCCTCTTTGCAGGTACCGTTTATCATCTCTGCCATTTCCCCAGATGAATGTGGTTATTGATGAATAATATTGGTGAGTTGGTGCAGTTACCCAGTATACAGTACCTACTTCTAGCGGTTCACTCTCTGGCTTAGGAAAGCTCACATCACCAACGGTAATCATTTCTTGAGCTAGGCGAAAAATAAAGCGCCTCACAAGTACATCTCCAATAGTTACTCCGTTATCTAGTGGTCTGAAAATACGCCAATCTTTCTCCTTATTGAATTTGTACTCTAACTTCTTGCCATCAGCGATGGCTTGTAATGCTTCTTGTGGTGTTAATTCATTCATAAAAATACTCCTTAAATAGATTAAAATATGTTGATTGCACGATAGCTATCATCAATGACATCGCTTTAAGCACCGCCACTGCCATCGCTATTGCCATAGCCACTGCCCATGCCACTGCCATAGCCATAGCCACTGCCACTGCCACTGCCACTGCCATTACCACTGCCACTGCCACTGCCATTACCACTGCCACTGCCATAGTTATAGTTATAACCACCGCTACTGTTATAGGTATAGCCATTTGTGATTACTTTATTCAGCTTTGACATTTGGGGCGTCCTCCAATGATTGAATGGCAGTGTCGGTGCATGGGATAATCTCGATGGCTTCAAGCCATACAGAATCCACTGCTTCTATGATTTTTGAACCATCGTGCTTAACGCCATACAAAGCACAAGCAGACAGACTAATACCCTCTTTTGCCCACCATTTCCACATTCTGCGAGCGTCTTTTAGGATGACTTCATTGCCTGATTTTTGCTCTAATTCACCAAACCAAACCCCTGCTGAGTAGGTGCGGATGATGACTTTTTTGCCAATCATGGCGTTTAGTCCGTCTTGCGATTGAGTGTCTGGCATGCTTGTGTTGCCAAGCAGGGCTTGGATTTGTTTGATTTGACCTAGGGTTAGGTTGTCAATGTTCATAAAGTTTCTCCTTTGTTGGACGATTGTCATCTTTAAATTTTTTAGTTTTATAAAGATGACAGGGTTGTTATGTTTAAGGTGTCATCATTACTTATCAGAGTCAGATACAATAAACGGTTCTAAGTTAGGTTTGCGATAAGTATCTGGGTTCTTTCCAATCTTACCGTTCGCATCGATAAACGGTATTGGATTCCCCTGCTCATCAGTAGTGAACTTTGTATAGTTAGAGCGATTTACTTCTGCTAATGCACCTTCCATATCAAAGCCCATCATATATCCTACGCCAAGTGCAGTTACGATTTGGTCGCAGAGTGCGTCTAGTAGAGCTTTTTTATCCATATGTTGGATAAAAAATCAGCGTCTGCATAATCCTCATCTGCACGAGATACGCTAAGTAGGTCATTCTTTAGCGTAATCAATTCGCTTTCCATATCATAGGCACCGATTGCATCGCACATCTCAGCAACTTCTTCAAAGTGATAAGCCATCTGCTGCACGATGTTTTGATTGGTTGGATTAGGTTTGGCAATCTTAAACCAGTCAATAATGGATTGTAGGGTTTGGTCGGTCATTGCGTTACTCTCGCTTTATTTACCGCATTGACCAGCTCTGATAGATGTTCAGTGGTGAGCGTCAGCGTCTTTGAACTGGCACGGCGGTCTAAAAAGATTTTAATTTTGCCTTTTTCTACTTGGTAACCCATGAGTGGATTGGGTGTAAATGGCTTGTTGCGTTTTTTGGCTTGTATGAGTTGGGATTGTGATGATGTGATGATGTCCACTTCTGCGGTCTTTTTCAATAAGTATCCAGCACCGTCAAACTCTACATCCATATGCTTTAAGGCGGTTTTTACGGTCTTATTGGATAGTCGTGTCATCGTCTGGATTTGTCCGATGGTCAAGCCCAAATCAGCACTATCTAGGCACTCTGTAATCTGATTAATGACGGTTTGTAATTTATCGGTCATGGTTTTATCCTTGGTTATCTAATAAAAAAGCTCGTCTCGTGAGCCACACGGTGCTTGCCTTGCGAGTATACGAAAAACAATCAAGCACAGCGGTAGTTTACGCACCCACCGCTTACGCCCTAATCTCAGATAGAAAAACACGGATTAAGGATTTTTATTAAAAGGGCGTGTCATCATTGGGCGTCTGATACACCGTGTTTTGGGGTGGTTTTTGCATTGCCGTTAATGGGCTTGCCATCATGCCTTGTGGGTATTGGCGTTTTGGTTGCGCCTGTGGTGCGTTCTGATATCCTTGATTGCCCCATTGCCCACCATTGCCCTGCTGATAGCCTTGCTGTGGCGCTTGCCCTTGTCCGCCATCGGTGCGAGAGCCAAGCATTTGCATACTGGTGGCACGGATTTCGGTTACATAGCGTTCAATGCCCTGAGCATCTGTGTATTTGCGAGTTTGCAAACTGCCCTCAATATAGACTAAGCTACCTTTGGCTAGGTACTCTGCTGCAATTTCTGCCAGGCGATTGTGCATGACTACTTTGTGCCATTCAGTCGCTTCTTTCTGCTCACCTGTATTCTTGTCCGTCCATCGTTCGCTGGTGGCGATTGAGACATTGGCTATTTTGCCACCGTTATCAAAGGTTTTGACATCAGGGTCAGTACCTAAGTTGCCCACCAAAATTACTTTATTTACACTTGCCATTTTTACGCTCCCAATTCTTTTTTGGCGTTTTCCAAAATCTGATTGGCATTGATAACCTGCTGTTCAAGTTCGCCAATCGCTTCATCATCACGATTAACACGGATAATCTTGATTTTTAGATGCTCTGGCTGGCGTGGGTCATAGCTAACAAAATCACACCATTTTCGCCCTGTACAAGCCAACTGCCATGTTATCTGTGGCATATATTCGCTTGGCACTTGCCCTGTTAGCAGGGTGTTTGTGTGTTTTGGGCTTGTAGGGCATTTAATTTCAATTAGCCCATCTTTGCCTACTAACCCATCAGGGCTTGCGCCACTCATGGGGATAGTAGGGTGGTCGATTAGTCCTGTTTGCATAACAAACAAGCCTGTTTCATTCTCATAAGCAGTTACGGCATAGGGTTCATTTTCAATTCCCCATTGCATCGCCTTGCTGGTAAAGCCTTCTGTTTTTTCGCCTGTCAATCTTTCCGATAAGATTTCAAGCAATGTTTCGTTTAAGGCTTTGCCAGTTTTGGGCTTTGCATTAATACCACCAATGCGACTCGCTGTTATCTTGCCAATTCTACTTGTTAGCCAATCATCATTTCTTTGCAAGATATTCATTCGACAACCTCTTCATATGCAACATCTTGCACGTCATACGACTGGGCAAGTTCTTTTAGACTCACACCATTTTCAGACCACAATCTTTTTTTATGGCTGCTATTCGGTAGGCCAACAAAGGCATCTTGTAGCGCATCAGTACCACGTTTTGCCGCCAGTTCAAGCATTGGATGATATTCGGCGTAAAACGCATCATATTCATGATCAATGACTTTAGGCTCGGCTTTGGCTTGCACAAAATCGCCTTCAATGCGCTTGGCTTCATCCTCGTCATAGATGCCACTAAAACCAAACGCAACCCTTGCACATTGGATAAGTGCCTTATGGCGTAACATGCGCTTGGGGTATTTGCCCCAAGGGGTAATATTTCCATACTTATCTTTAAGTTCGCCTTGGCACTCTTCAAGATATTCTGTAACTACCGTTGGGTGGGTGCGGTCTTTACGATAAAGCTTGCAAGTACAAGACACATCGTCTTGCTCGAACTGAATGCCGTCAGTTAATGGGTTGTTATTGATAATTCTTGCCCATCCATCAACCGACACAATGGGCGTGATACCGCCTTTGCTTGCAAAGGCGTAAATCTCTTTGGTAAAGGGATTTAGCTTGTATTGATTGGCAACAATCATTAGTGATACAAGCTGTTCTTCAGTCGCACCCTTGAACACTGTATTTGTTAGTGTGTGTTTTAGGTGCTGTTCATCCACGCCTTGCATATTTAAGTTTTTGGCAAGGTTTTCGATCTGCACTGATACAATATTGCTCATTTTCTCAATTCCTCTTTGTACTGCTCAATATAAGCCCGATTGTTCTCGTATTCTTTATCGCAAGCCTTTAAAAATAGGCTTGAGAAAACAATCATCATCATTGTTAGGGCAGTCATGCCCAAAAGGTTTTTTAATGCGTTCATGCTTCTTCACCCGACAAATAATCTTGCATTTCCCATTCATAGATAGGTAGGTAGCACTTCTTAGCCAATGCCTTGCGAACCGTCTCTTGATTGTCAAATATGGATAAATCAAACACCACTTCATCGCTAAGATTCATGAGTAGTGTTGCCTTGTTGATGACTGTAAAATCATCATATTCCGTGATTGATGCCTCAAGCACCAAGCCGTCTAACAGGATAGTTCGAACAGTTTCCATAATTCCTCCCGTTCAGTTCTTTCAATCTTCAACCACATTTCAGCGTGCACCGCTTCAATCTCTGCTGCTGTTGGCTTGTGATCGCCATCAATCACGCTATATTCGCCAAACTCAATATTAACGATATTGACTTCAGCAGGCTCTACCCTTTTCCACCCGTCTAGCCATTCGACATCTTCGGGGATGTATTCAAGGCCATAATCGAATTTGATGATGATTTCAGCGTATTTCTCGTCATCGTTTTGGTCTGGGTAGATGACCGCCCAGCCTTGCTTGTTGCTCATATCAATAAGCAGGTCTTCAATAATTATGCTCATCGGCTCGCTCCTAAAGTTAATCCGTGATTGCCCACTTAATGAATGGGCAATAGCTGATTAGCTTTCACTCCGTTATCTGCCACGGTGGTGTGGGCTTTGTTTAGCCGATTTTAGATTTTGATAATCTAATCCAGTCTAAACTCTACATTGTTCCCTTGTAGTAGGGCGTCATGGCTTTTAAATAATTATTCAATGCATCGTCTGCGTTGATGTGTGTATATTAACTTAAGTTAGCACATAATGCAAGCAAAAGTTAGGGGGAAAGTTAATATTTTTGCTAACTTATTGAAACTTAAGTAAATTTAATTTATTGGTTTTTCCAAATCTCTGATATAATATCCCCCACAAAGCAAAAAAAACCTGCCAACCAAAAGGGTAGCAGGTGAAAAAATGATTTTTTTTTGCTTAGCCAAAAAATCCAAATAAAGCAATGGCGGCAAGGGCTAATTGATGGAAGTCAATCGTGCAATGCACACTAAAGCCATCTTTGTTTTTTTGAATTGTCAAAGTAAACATAGCGTTATGCCTTGTTTTCTTGACGAACGTTCGCCAAATGTTAAAGTTTGGCATTTGTATAGCGGTACGCCTACCGCTTGCATCGGCTAGTTGTACACCTAGCCAACACGGTTCGGCTTGACAGGCGGGCACAGCCCTTAGCATTTCCATGCTATACAAGTCGCACCTTAAGCGGTTTGCTAGACCGCCCCTTTGGAGCTAGCAACTCCAAATCTTGAACGCTCCGAAAGGGGCGTTTGTTTTTATAAATACAATTTCTATGATGGCTGTTCACAATGAAACCAAATACAAAAAATCTTGATGTAGTCGCTGAACCAGCAACTCAACGGTCAAATCAAGGTCATGCTCAGAGCGTGCCCCAAAAAAGATTGCCACAATGGGTAATAAATCACTTTCATGAACTTTGGCGTAATGGAACTCCCAAGATAATAACGCCTTTTCCATGTACTGACAAAGCTCCTGAGAACAATGATTTGCGAGATTTTCAAAAAACAACTCATCAAGACGCATGATGTCTAGCCATTGTGTGTCAATGTGGGGGCGAAAACAAATCTCAAGATAGCCACCCCAAAACCGCTCAAGATCGCCAAAAGCACAACCTAGAGTCATAAACGCAGTGTTTTGTTTGTTTAACTCATAGATGGCCTGCCTAGTCTTTGGTAGGCCGTCAAGCTCCCTTATCTCGTCAATGCGGTAAGGCTCGCGTGTTAGATCAATGCCGCCAATATTGGTTCGCTCATTATCAAATTCAGCACGGTAAGGGAATTTTTGATAAGTTTTTTCTATTCGTGTTTTTAGCATATCAATACCTCACCCATTTTCCCACGACCTTGCCCACAAGCCGACATTCGCCCATCGGTAGTATTTTTTGTTCTGGCCAGTCAGGATTCAATGGCTTGAGATACATATCTGATTCGGTTTCGCCCATGCGATTATTAAAGCCCAACGTCATCACCACCGCTCCATCACAGACCAGTGCCATACCCAACCAATGAGTTTAAAGCCGTTTTGTTTGCGCTCTTCCCCTGTGATTTCCCATTCGGGATAGACATCGGCATTGTCTGAGACCACACGCAAACCGTTATTTGGCAGGCGATATAAGCGTTTGCACATGAACAGCCCACCGTACTCGAAGACGAAAATTTTACCATCTTTGATGGTCTCTTTGGACATATCCACCCAGATAGTATCGCCATCATTGATGGTCGGACTCATACTGTCGCCATCGGCAAGCGTTGCCATGATTTTATCTTTGTAACTGCCAATACGGTCAATCGTGGCACGGCTAATTCTAAGTCTACGCATCTCATTCTCATAAGCCACACCGTCCGAGCCATGCCCACATGCCACACCAAAATCCTTGTAAAAGGGGATGGACAATTCGTCCGCTTCTAAGGGTGTGCTTTCATCCCAATCTGAGACGGGTTCAAAATTGGGGCTAACGTTCGATTGTAGAGTCATCTCTCCTTGTCCTGTGGCTAACCAATGTGGGGTTACACCAAACAATTGAGCGATTTTTACCAATGAATCTGTCTTTGGTACATTTTGCCCGCTTAACCACTTAGCAACAGCGGCCGTTGATTTACCTGTAGCTCTGGCAATATCTGCTTGTCTTAAGCCTTTGTCGTCTAGTTTCTGTTGTATGCGTTCATGAATCATCATTTCAAAGACCCTTAAAAATTGGGATTGTTAATTTATGTTAGCATATTTTTTACAAACTTAGGTTTACTTTTTTTTAAAAATATGCTAACTTATGTAACTAATTTATATTAATAAAGGTTAGCAAATGACTGTACAAGATTTAATGGTTTTTTATGGTTGCAAAACACAATTGCAGCTTTGCGAAAAAATCCAAGTTTCAAGGGTTACGCTTTGGAAATGGGAAAAACAAGGTATGCCATTTCGCACCCAAGCAGGTTTTGAAGTGCGTACAAATGGAAAATTGAAAGCAGACAGACAAACAAAAACCCCTAGCGCCAACTAGGGGCGATGTCCATTTTCGGATTAACTTATAAGGAACAAGCTAAATGAACGAATCCATTATACAGCAAAATCACGGCAATATCAAGCCGACACATCGTGTTGATTTACCCTGCAAACACGAGAAAGCCAAGCGCAATCAAGAGCTAAACGCAGAGATTGAAGCGTATATAGCGAGTGGTGGCAAGATTACCGTACTTGATAGCTCAGAACCAAAGCCACGCCCACCGCATGGCGTGAAAGATCATAAAACAATGGGATTGCCAAAGCCCAAGGCAAAGCCATCGGTTCAAAAATACGGACTATCTAGTAAGCAGTTCATGCGTCATAAGCAGTGGATTGATTGCCTTAAGAGGGGTCATCTGATGAGCATTGGCGATGTTCGAGAAAGGTTTGATTTCACACAGCCAATCAGAACAGCTAAAGTCATTAACAAACGAGCAGGGCGAACAGTCATCAAGCAAGTAAACGCTGTTCACATGGGCAGAATAACAACGCTTTTTAAATACAACGGGGATAGCAAATGAGTAAATTCATCGCAAACAGCTTTCAGCTGCCAAACGCATTCGTTGATGAGATGCTTTGCAAGCTTAGCGGCAATGCCTGCAAAATTTACTTGCTTATCGTCCGCAAAACTCGTGGTTGGCACAAAGAAGCTGACCGCATCAGTTATTCGCAAATCCAAAAAAGTACAGGCTTAAACAGCCGTACGACAATCAGCAAAGCATTGGATGAATTAATTGATTTAGGATTAATCATCAAAGAACAAGGCAGCCAAAAATCATCAAATGAATATAAATTAAATGATGATTTTTGTACTGCGGAAGATGAACAACCTAGTCCAAAAAATGGACTATATAAAAACTGTACTAGTCCAAAAAATGGACCAGCTAGTCCAAAAAATGGACAAGAACCTAGTCCAAAAAATGGACACACAGAAATACATTATATTAAAAACACTAGAATAAAAAACAATAGTGTTAGTACGCACGAGCCAATCAGCAGAAAAACACAATCGGTTGATAACGGGATTTTGGAAAAATCAAAATCAAAAACCACAAAACCAAAAATTACTTTTGAACCGCCAAGCGATTTGAGAATCACAGATAACCAATTTAGAAAATGCTTGGAAAACGGATTGGATGTTAATGATCAGCTTGAGAGATTCAAAATTTGGGCATTATCCAAAGGTCAAGGGTATGCGAATTGGTCTATGGCGTTTAGCAACTGGATCAATAGATCAATAGAGTTCAAGGCACGAAATCCACAGCCACAAACACCACAAACTTACGACCAGTACGGAAATTTAGTAGGAGCAAGCAATGCACATCAGCCAAATCATCAACCACATCCAAACAGCACCACAGCGTACGTCAATCGATTACAGCAAGAGACCCTTGAGCTCAAGCGAGAGTTATACCCCGAACGCTATAGATAATTTGACCGAACAGCAACGCCAAATCATCTTAGCGACAATGTTCGAGCCAGTACAGCCACCGCCTGAATTTATGGTTGATATCGTTGGCAAGCTATTCATGAAATTCAAAGAAAATTACAGTTTTCTCATGGTAACAGGCGGTGAATACGATTGGGGGCGCAACAAAATCTTGGAATGGGCAGATTACTTCACATCGAAAAACGCCACGATTGATGAACTAAGACAAGCCTATCGACTTAGCAAAGATGTTTTTAAGAAATTCCCGCCAAACGAAGTGCAGTTTTTAGATTTGGTATTGCAGAACAGACACACCGACAGCCATCAAGCGTTGAGAATTGCGATTGATACAGCCAGCAAAATCCAAGCAGGCAATCAAGCCGAATGGGATAACGTGGCAATCTATGAATCAGCGATGAGAATTGGATTTTACACCCTAACCCACGAAGCTGATTACATCCTTAACGAGCGTTGGGGGAAGACTTACAAAGCGGTATGTGATGAACTTGATAGCGGTGCAACATTTACAATCCCAAGCGTACCACTAATTGAACAGCAACACACACCAGTCAGCAATGAGCGAGCGCAAGAACACCTGGCAGGATTGATGGAAAAGATTGGTAAAAAGGTGGCGGCATGAAACACCAGGAAGACAGCGAGCAGATGGCAATCATCAAGTGGGCGAAGTGGCAAAAACATGGCGATGGCAAATTATCAGACTATCTGCACCACAGCCCCAACGGTGGCAAACGCCACATTGCCACCGCCAAGCGATTTAAGGCGATGGGAACGCTGGCAGGATTTCCCGACCTGTTCTTATTCATCCCAAAGGGCGGTTATCACGGATTATTTGTTGAGCTAAAAGTCAAAGGCGGCCGCACCAACGACAACCAAAAAACCATGATTGAAAGACTGATAAAACAAGGTTACATGGCGGTTGTGTGTTTCGGTGCGGATGATGCCATACAAGCGATTAAAAATTACATCGGCATGGGTGCATGAAGTGCATGTACCAGCCAAGCTTAAAGAGTGGTTTTTGTGAACCGACTAAAACAAATCCGAGCCTTGCCCTGTGTGCGATGCCTTGCCCCAGCACCGTCCCAAGCTTGTCATGCCAATTGGGGCGAGTTTGGCAAGGGTATGGGCATTAAGGCAGATGATAGCTACACCATACCACTATGTCATGCGTGCCATGTGTGGCTAGACCAGTATCATGAGATGGCAAGGGGCGAGGCGAAAGAATGGTTTTTGGAGAAATGGGCGTTTGTGAATGGGGCGTTAGGGCAAAATGATGAAACAGTATTTTAAGGAGGTGTTATGTTAATTCATCAAATCAAAGTATTACAAAGCAATATTGGCAATGAAACTGTACAGACAGTGAACGCAAGAGAGCTACACAAGGCATTGAATAATAAACGCCGATTTGCCGACTGGATTAAAGACCGTATCAATGATTATGGTTTTGTGCAAAATGTGGATTATGTTTTGATTTCACAAAATTGTGAAACCAAAGGGCGTGGTGGCGATAGACGAAGTATTGACTACCACATTACTCTTGATATGGCAAAAGAGCTATCCATGGTGGAAAAGACCGAAAAAGGCAGGCAGGCACGCCGTTATTTTATTGATTGTGAAAAGCGTGCTTATTTGACGGATTTGTCATTGATGATGCAGATTGCTGATGTGTCGGCACAGGTGGCGAGATTGACCGATGATTTATCGGTGGCAGGTCGTGTGCTATGTCAAGGCGGTAAAGTGATTAAGCCTAGGCTGGTAAAGCAGCTAAAAGCGTTGGAAAGCCAATTACAGCCACAGTTGCCATTTGCCAATGAAACTTAGGTTTAGAATTATTGATGATGGCATCTTGTCAAACTGCGTGGCAAGCATTCTAACAAGAAAACAGGCAGGCGAGATTGTCAATGTCATCATTACCGATAAGGACGAGACGCGCTCACAGGCACAAAACCGCTTATATTGGCAATGGGTGCATATCTTGGCAAGCAACAAAGGCTGGGCGGATGATGAGATGCACTTGTATCTAAAACGCAAATTTTTAGCGTTGATTTTAGCCAAAGATGATGGCGAGATGTTGGAAACGATAGAGAGCTTAAAAGTCGCTAAAAATCAGCTGTCAACAGCACAATATGAACGCATTGCCCGAAGTGTGGCGAACGGTATCAGAAGTAGCATGATAAATACCAAACAATTTAGTGAATATCTAAACAACATTGAGCAATGGGCGTACTTACAAGGCGTATCATTGCCAGTACCAGATGATTTAAGGTGGGTGAGATGAGTGACTAATCAAAATGCAAAAAACTGGCGTGTATGTTGATTTGGTGGAAGTTGATAGGAATTTCCGAAATCTTTTTGGATTGGAGTGAGTAGAATGAGATCGATACTAAGAATCTTACCAATATTTGTGAATATATTTCTTTTGTGGTTAATTTATAACGACCTATCAGGGCTGCTTGATTTGCCAAAAGTTAGTTACCCATTGGCTGTGATGTTATACATGACAATCTTTGCCTTTATCGTTCTTTTTCTGCTAAGCACATCAACACTCAAGAAAATTTCAGAATTTAGCGATGAAGAGCTGAATTTGACGGAGATGGTGCGATTTACTTCATTGCTTTTTTGCGTCGTGGTTTACTTTATTGCTAGGGCGTTTGTGTAGGAGATTGAAAGATGAACAGTGAAGAATACTATAACTGGCTACAGAAGTTTGAAAAACGCAGTACAAGCGATGATACTTTTACACCGCCTCTTGTCTATGATGTGGTGCTGGATTATGTGGATAAGCATATTTTGAGTTTGAACGGCAAGACGGTAGAACGCCCTTTTTATCCTGATGGCGATTATCAAGCACACGCCCAAAATTATGATGAAAACACGGTGGTGATTGACAATCCGCCTTTTTCTATTTTGTCAAAAATCATTGATTTTTATTTGGCAAATAATATCAAATTCTTTTTGTTCGCCCCTTCTTTGACGGTGTTTAACCCAATGCGAAACCGTGATTGTACCGCTATTATTGCCCCTGCTATCATTACTTATGATAATGGGGCGGTGGTAGCTACTTGTTTCGTGACTAATCTGTGTGGCGATGTGCGAGCGATGACCGCCCCAACACTATACAATGCCCTAAGTTCATTGGAGAAAGAAAAGCCAACATTGCCAAAATACCAATATTCGCCCAATGTGCTGATGGTAAATAATTTATTTAAATTATGTAAGGCAGGGGTTGAATTTAGCGTGTCGGCTAATGAAAGTGTTTTTATTCGTCAGCTTGATTGCCAAAAACCCCACAAAAAAAGTTTATTTGGTGGCGGATTGCTGATTAGCGACAACAAAGCCAAAGAGTTGCAAGCCAAAGAACTGCAAGCAAAAGAAATGAAAATCAAAAACAATTTAATAAATTGGGAATTGTCCGATAGAGAATGGGCGATTTTGGAGAGTTTGGGGGTAAACAATGATTGAACAATACGGTTTGGGGATTTTTGTGGTGTTGGTGTTTGTGTTATTGTCGTTGTTTTTGAGCTTTTGCATTTGTTCGGTGTTGCTTTTTGACATGATAAAAGAACGTCGCAAATTTAAAAAAGAATTTGAGCAGGCAAAAAAGAGATGGAGAGACTTGTGATGAACGACTACCCAAACCTTGACCTTGCTCGTGCGGTGATGAGCCCAAAAAGCCCAAGCGAGTTTAGCAATAACTTTGGTAAGTCGCCAAGTGCGATTGATATGGCGGACGGTGCGGGTTGCCTTGTTTATGTCAGTAAGCACGCCCCAACAGACAACCCCGAGCTTATGCGGTCGGCGGTGGCGTGCTATGTTGATGACAGCAAGCGTGATGAATTTTATCATGAAGTTGTCAAACTTGCCGAGCAGGGCTATCAGTCTAAAAGCCAAAGACGCAAGCACGCCAAAAACCTTGCCCGTGCGGTTGTGATTAACACGGTGCAATGTGCTTTGACAGACACACAAAAGGCTAAAATGCTAGGGATTTCAAAATCCACGTTTTGCCAATCGCACACGCTTGTGTATGACAACGTGGCAGGGGCGGTGGCAGGCGAGCTAAGTTTGGCAGATGATGAGGCGGGCGAATACTGGCGAAAAACATTTAAAGAAAATAGGGCTTGACAGGGGGTGGGGAAGTGGGGTATGATATACCTACATCAGCAAAATCTGATGTCAGAATTGGCGTTCTGAATTTCGTTAGGTTGCAATGCAACCGCCCCAAAAGCGGTTTTTTTATTGCACTAATTACCCCAAATAAAGGGGTATAATAAAATTATAACCCTTTCCTAAAAGGGTGTACGCAAAATGTACACCCCCATTATGGTAGGGGTTATGGGAGTATCGCAAGATACGCTGTTACCTAACGAACAGTACGCCAATCCTGTAACCCCTACCACCCTAAACTTGGCGTTTTTCTGTGGTAGGATTTTTAAACTCTTATCGTTAGGAAAATGACTATGTCAAACATTCAAATTTTCAATTTTGACAAATCTTATCAAGTCCGCACCGCTCTAAAAGGTGATGAGCCCTATTTTTGCCTTGCTGATGTGTCAGCTATTTTGGCTTTGCAAAATCGCCCCGTAAGCACTTTCAATCTTGACCCAAAAGGGGTAGCAAAACTTTCCACCCCTACCAAAGGCGGAGTTCAACAAATCACATTCATCAACGAACCCAATCTATACCGAGTGATTTTCCGCTCCAACAAAGCTGAAGCGGTTAAATTCCAAAACTGGGTATTTGATGAAGTTTTACCAACCATCCGCAAAACAGGCACCTACACCGTCCCGACCGTCCAATCCAACACGCTATCCGACAAAGACTGGACAAACCTAAAACGCCTTGTATGGCTGTGTGAAAACAACTTTAAAATGCAAAAATCCGCAGGGCATGCCATTTGGGCAAGGTTAAGAGCGGTAACGGGGGTCAAAAGCCCAGCCAAATTTAGTCGTGAACATTTACCCATTATTGCCACCGAGCTTGAACGCATTTTTAGAATGAGTGAGCAGTATGCACGCACGATACAAGCCACCGAACGGCTGATTATCCGTAATGTATTAAAATACGGCGACGATGAGCCGATGGAATTTTTCTTATCTGAACTGGTGGAACAAGCCACCGACTACAACCAAGCCAAAGCCGAGCGGTTGCCTGCGTTTTTTGGCAAAGAATTGTTAGAATTGGTTGCCTAACCATCACTTAAAAAACACCCTGCACGGTTTGACTGTGTGGGGTGTTGGTGCTTAATTCAAAACAGGGCTTGACAGGGGGGGGTGGGGAATGGGGCAACAAAAAACGGTCAAAAGACCGTTTAAAATCACAGAAACCCTTGCCGAAAATCCACTCTTCCCAAAATTTCTACTTCCAAACTATTCATCGTGAAATGATGGTAAGCAGGATTATCTTTTTCAAAAAGTAGTCTACCATCATCAGCAGGATAAATGCGATAGACAGAGCGAATGCCCTGTATTTCTACCAGATATAAATCCCCATAAAATAGAGGTGATAATGTATTGATAAGCAATAAATCACCATCTTTGAGTGTGGGTAGCATTGAGTCGCCATAATGAGTATGAACAATGCTATTTTTGGGATTGCGTTGATAAGAGTAAGGTAGAATTATTTTTTTACCATTATCTCCCACATATTCTATCAAATCATTATCTTTACTATCCCAATAGGACATTGTGCGTGAACTATTGAAAAACTCTTGTTCGTCCAAGCCTAGAACTTGCAAAATTTTAATGAGTGTAGCTTGGCGTGGTTTTGATGTGCCAAGTTCATAATCAGAAATCTGTTTTTGAGATATGCCAACCAAGCGAGCAAGCTCGCTTTGACTTAGTTGTTTGGTTGAGCGATGAAATTTGAGTGATTGGGCAAAATTTTTAGACACAAAAACCCCTTGACATAAGTTTTACTAAGTTTTAAAATACTAAAACTTAGTAAAACTTACTAAGTTAAGGGCATAAAAATAGGAGTTAACTATGTACACCTGTTCTTTTGATGATGAATTAACAGCGATTGTAAAACGCCAAGCCAAAATTGAACATCGTTCAATCCGTGGACAATTCGTTCATTATCTAAAACTTGCCCTAATGCAAGAAAACTTACTGAACGAAACAGCAGACACCGTCCGCCAAGATGAAATGCCTGCTGATAACACCCAAAAGGAGATGTTAGATGACCACTTTAACACAAGCCACACAGATTGTCAATTTCACCTTTGAACAATCCCCAATCCGTATTATTGACCAAAATGGCGAATTTTGGTTCGTTGCCAATGATGTTTGCGGTATTTTGGAAGTTCAAAATACTACCCAGGCATTGCAATCACTAGATGATGATGAAAAATCTAAATTAGATACAACATCTAGCCCTATGTTGAACATAGGGCTAGATCACAGAGCAAGAGAAATCAACATCATCAACGAAAGCGGACTTTATGCCCTTATCCTGCGTTCTCGTAAGGCAATGCAAAAAGGTACGGTTCAACACAAATTCCGTAAATGGGTAACATCAGAAGTCTTGCCAAGCATTCGCAAAACAGGGCAATACCGCCACACCATCTCAACCGAGCAACAAGCCCAAATCCAAAAGGCGGTACGCCAAAAATGCCAATCCAACAGCACCCATTATCAAACGGTGTACACCGCCTTAAAAGATAAGTTTGGCGTACCGAGCTACAAGGATATTTTGGCAGCGGATTTTGAGAGTGCTTTGGCGTTTATTATGGGTTTTGAGTTCGCCCCTGCATTGAATATCCCATTCATTCAAAACATTCTATCTGATAACGCCCATCAAAACCGCAAGGCACAAGATGAGCTATCACAGATGATGGTGTATTTTGGCGGTGCGTTAGACCACCTACAAGAATTAAAGCACCGCCTAGAAATATCCGAGCGGTGTATTCGCGCTTTGCAAAATCGGTTTATTGCCTAAAATCCTACAAAAGACACTTGACAAACCGAACAAAAAACCCTATAATTTGGCAAAATGCGGTTAAGTGTGAAAACTTAGCCGTTTTTTGTTTTTAGCCCTGCCTTTGGTGGGGCTTTTTTGTTGGGCAAGGCGGTAAGTCCTTATGACTAGTATTGCAATATCAGCAAGCCGTTACGCCCAACGCTTTTTATTTTAGCCACAGCAAGCATTTTTGGCATTGTGAGATATTGTCAGTCAGCAGGACTTTAAGCTCACCGCCCAGCCAGTCAGGCAGGGGGCGTTCATCGTTAATCCATTGGCGAACCCTACGGCTATCAATGTTTAAGGCTCTAGCAAGGTCTGATTGCCATTGTGTGCCGTAAAGGGTTTGTCCTATTTCGGTTAATTGTTCTTTGGTCATAAAATATCCTAAAAGACCCAGCTTAAGTGCTAGGTCTTGTTTTTTATTTAAAAATGATTGCTAAGATTGCAATGATTGCGGTCGCTATTGCCAGTCTGTAGTGAAGTCTAAAATCTTTCTCTAATTTTTTGGCTTCATATTGTAGCTTTACGGTTTCAGCTCTTAGTTTTTCAGCTTCTAGCTGTCTGCGTTCAAGTTCAGCCATTTTAAGCTCTCGGTTGAGTGTGGCGTTATTCATAATCATCTCCTAGTGATAAGCTGGCACGATTGCCTTGCTTGTTGATGTGTATTGTACCTAATATTAGGAACAATGTCAAGTACTTTTTTAAAAAAATATTGCCCAAAAGGAGGGCTTATGACAGCAAATAAGCCCAAAATGGGCAGACCAACGATTTACAGCGAAGAGATTATTACAGAGTTTTTGTATCGGATTGCAAAAGGTCGCTCGGTGGCGAGCGTGTGCCAAGATGATGACATGCCACACCGTGCGACCATCTATGAATGGCTTGCTCAATATTCTGACTTTTCCGACAGATACGCGCGTGCGAGTGAGCAGAGAGCCGACCATTATTTTGATGAGATGTTGGATATTGCAGATAAGGCATTACCTGAAGAAGTGCAAAAAGCCAAATTGCAGATTGACACACGCAAATGGGTATTAGCAAGAATGAACCCTAAGAAATACAGCGACAAGCACAAAGACGATGGCGATAATGCGGTCAGTCTGATGGCAGAGTTGATGAAGGAGTTATCCAACAAGGGGGAGTGATGCTACACAATCTAAAAGACCCCTTGTATCGCCTAAACAACCTGTATTACATCACCGATAAGACGGGTAAAAAGGTCAAGTTTAATATGACTGCTGAACAGCTAGAATATTGGCAAAATGAACATAATCGCAATATCATCTTAAAAGCTCGTCAGCTGGGATTTACGACGCAAGTATGTATCATTCAGCTGGACAAAGCATTATTTGAAAGTGATAAATGTGCGTTGATTGCACACACGCTACACGATGCCAAGCGGTTGTTTCGTGAAAAGGTTAAGTTTGCCTATGATAACTTGCCAAAAGCCATTCGCCTTGCTAACCCCATTAAGATTGAGACCAAAGATGAGCTGGTTTTTGACAATGGCGGCTCAATCACGGTATCAACCTCCTTTCGTGGCGGTACATTACAGCGATTGCATGTATCAGAATTTGGTAAAATTTGTGCCAAATATCCTGACAAGGCTCGTGAGATTGTCACGGGGGCTTTTGAGGCTGTGCCGATTGATGGTATTGCTACGCTTGAGTCCACAGCAGAAGGTAGGCAGGGTTATTTTTTTGAGTATTGCCAGCAAGCCGAAAAAGACCATTTATCAAACAAAGCATTGACCGCCCAAGATTGGCGGTTTTTCTTTTTTTCATGGTGGCAAAATCCTGAATATCAGATGCCTGCTACGGACTTGCCAGAACGCCTTGTCAGCTATTTTAGCGAGCTTAAAGCTAAGCATGGCATTAGCACCACACCCGAACAGCAGGCGTGGTATTACGCCAAAGAAAAAACGCTTGGCGATGACATGAAACGGGAATACCCGTCAATCCCAAGCGAGGCGTTCGCCCAATCCATTGAAGGGGCGTATTATGCCAAACAATTTACATGGCTATACGCCAACGGTCGCATTATTGACAATTTGCCTGATAACAGCCATTTGCCAGTATCTACTTATTGGGATTTGGGGGTATCGGATAGTACAGCGATTTGGTTTGTACGAAAGGTAGGCGATGAATACCACATCATAGATTATTATGAGAACAGCGGTGAGGGCTTGAATCATTATTTTAAAGTCTTAAAAGATAAAGGCTACAACTATGACAAGCACATCGCCCCGCATGATATTGATAATCGTAGCCTAGGGGCGAATAATGCCAAGTCATTGCGTGAGCTTGCCCGTGATGGCTACATGATTGATGGCGATAATTACAGCGTGCGTTTTGAAGTCTTGCCACGCACGCACAATGTCAATAGTGATATTGAGCAGGTGCGGCAACTGCTAAAACAATGCTGTTTTGATGCGGTGAAGTGCCAAGAAGGCATCAAGGCGTTAGAGAGTTACCGCAAGGCGTGGGACGACAAGAACGGTGTATGGCGTGATAAACCCTTGCACGACTGGACATCACATGCATCTGATGCGTTTCGTTATTTTGCCGTGTATCAAAACAGGGTGCAATATGCCTACGAAACCACTTTATCATTAACTTACTAGGATTGATTATGCCGATTAACAGTAAGCATCCCGATTATGCAGCGATGCAAAGCCGCTGGGTGCGTATGTTTGATGTTTGCGATGGCGAAGATACCATTAAGAAAAAAGAGACGGCTTATTTGCCTAAGCCAAACCCTTATGATAACAGCAAAGAAAGCCGCTTACGCTATCAAGAATACTTAGGCAGAGCGGTATTTATTGAAGCTACTAAAGATACGCTAGATAAGTACGCAGGACAGGCATTTAGTGACGACCCCGTTTTAAATGTTGATGGTAAATTAGACTATCTCAAACAGAACGCAACAGGAACGGGCAACACGATTTATCAAGTCGCCCAAAAATGCTTTATTGACCTGCTGCGATATGGTCGGGCAGGCATATTGGTGGATTATCCACAAATTGATGTGCCTGAAGTCAGCATCAGCACGACAGAAGAGCTGTTTTTACGACCTAGGGTGGTGTATTACGATGCGTTCAATATCATCAACTGGCGTGTAAAAGACAATAAACTCATGATGGTTGTACTGGCTGAAGAAGCAGAGAGCCAAGGCGACGATGAATTTACCATCAAAACCGTTAAACAATACCGTTATCTAGGGCTTGATGATAACGGTTTTTTTGTGGAAATCTGGCAAGAGGGTCAGGGCGGTATTCATCAAGTTGGCGATAGACACTATCCAAAATTGCACGGTAACAAGCCATTAGATAGCATCCCGTTTGTCATCATTGGGGCGGATAGTAACGACTTTGAACAGCAATCCATCCCACTTGAAAGCCTTGCTAAGGTAAATCTTGCCCACTATCGCAATAGTGCTGACTACGAAGATAGCGTCTTTCGCTGCGGTCAAATCCAGGGGGTAATTAGCGGGGTAAGTGTTGAGCGGATGCAACATCTTGAGAAAAAAGGCATTAAATTGGGCTCGGCAGCAACATTGATGCTTGAGCCCAATAGTACCTTTGAATACGCCCAAGCTAACCCGAACTCTATGGTATATGAAGCCATGCAGGACAAGTATGCGTTAATGAAGCAGCTTGGGGCGAAACTGGTTGAAACGACAACCAATAAAACCGCAACACAGTCATCACAAGAACACAGCACGCAAAATAGCATTGCCAGTAAATGCATTGCTAACTTAAATGAAGCCTTTAATCTGGCTTTGGTCTATGTCTATCAATATGCCAACATAGCTTATAGTGAAGCGGTATCATTTAAGGCGAAGCAAGAGTTTGTATCGGTGGCGGCTGACCCCGCCATTATGACGGCATTGATGGGCTTTGTTCAAAGCGGCATTGCCCCTAAATCAGTCATTTTCAATTATTTACGCAAGCACAACTTGCTAGATAGTGAGCTAAGCGATGATGATATTATTGGCATGATTGATGCAGATGGGTTGATTGAGTGATGTTATATATTGCTTGTGGTGTGTTTTGGTCGGTGCTTGTGATTTGTACAACAGTGCTACAAATCCATGACAAGCCGACTTGGTTTTTGTGGTTGTTGGTCATTATTTGGGCGTTTTTTGGCTTTCCTAAATACAATGGTTAAAAAAGATGAAAAAACTCATCAATCTTGAACGCCTAAAATCTGGTTTGGTTAATGATTTTGGCAATACTTTAAAGGCGGTGGATAGCTACCTACAAAAAGCCGTCTTTAATCGTGAAGTCAAAGAGCTAAATCATCGTGAGATTAAGCAGGTCCTAACCAATGCCGATAAAGAGCTACAAGGGCTGTTTACGGCATACATGGACGGCTTAAAGGCAAATTGGCGGGGGCTGTTTAGTCATCGCTACAAGATGCAGAATGACGAAGCCTACAAGGTATTTAAAAAGCGTCTAAATACGCCAAAATCATTGATAGCGTATGCAGATAAAGCCTTTGATAAGCCGCTAAATCTGACCACCAATGTGGGTGTAAGTTTGGATGAATTAATCAAGTCATTTCCCGAAACAGAAAGCCAAAGGGTTATCCGTGCCATTCGCCTTGCCCATGCTGAGCGTTTGGATAACGCAAAACTTATCCAAATGATTAGGGGTAGCCGCGCCAATCGTTACCAAGATGGCATCTTAAAGGGCGTAACCACAAGAAATGCTGCCACAATCGCACGCACAGGCACCGCTATCATGGAGAGCGAAGCAAAACAAGCCTTTATCAGTGCAAATGCTGGCATCATCAAAGGCATTAAGGTGCTTGCCACCCTAGACAGCCGTACCAGCCCCACTTGTCGGCATTTAGATGGTCAGTTTATGCCACTAGATAAGGCAATATACCCACCTTATCACTTCAACTGTCGTTCATCTTTTGAGATTGTTCATGATGGCTATACCAAGCCAAACAACAGAGCGAGTGAATTTGGCGTAACCGAGAATGTCAGTTATTACGAATGGCTAAAAAGGCAAGATAAAGCCTATATCCAAAGTGTGCTTGGCAAAAGAAACGCCGAAATATTCCTATCCGATGGCATGAGTGCTGATAAATTTAAGCGGTTAGGCTTTGATAGAGCGTTTATGCCAATGGGGCTTGATGAGCTTGTTGGGGATGAAATTACTGTCAAAGATATGCTACAATCCACAAAAAACATAGGAAATCGAATTGTGCGTACTGATTGGGGAGATTTCCCAAATGCGATGATAGCTCATACCAAAGATACCATTACTACACATGGTCAATACCTAAAAGCCAAGTCAGGCGATATTGATGCAGCATTGGCGTTGGTGGACGAGTTTTTATCCGATGATTTTGTCGAAAGCGTTCAAAAAGTGATTGCTGATTATCCAGATGTTCATATTTTACCTGTCCATGCTGAAGAGATGCTAGGGCGTAATAAAATACCGATGGCGTATGCATTGGCGTTGTCCGAGATGCTTGGTGTAAAAATGGATTTAAATATTGTTCAAGCTGAACGAGCTTATCGTACAGATTCTGATGGTGTGGGTAGGTTGTTAAAGCGTGTCAGTTTTGATGGCATAGTGGTGGAAAATCGCCACTATGTAATTGTTGATGATGTGATTACGCAAGGTGGAACTTTGGCTGACTTGCGAGCTTATATTGAGAATAATGGCGGTAAAGTTATCTTGGCAAGTACCTTGAATGGCAAGCCAAACTCTGCTAGAATACCTATTACAAAAGCCACGCTTGGACAATTACGCAAACAGGCAGGTAAAGAACTTGAGCAATGGTGGCAGGAGCAGTTTGGTTATGACTTCCCAAAACTTACCGAATCAGAAGCAAGATACCTTGCAAAACAAATTCATAGACACGGCATTGACGCCGTCCGAGATACGCTCTTTAAGGCAAGACCTTAAAGAGGCTTATGAGTATGGCAAGGGTTATTTTGCCCACCGTGCTAAAAAAATACAAACTGCAGCCAAAACAAAATAAACATTAAATATATCATTAAACCCAAAACCCTTTCAACCCGAAAGGGTTTTTTATTGCTCAAAATTTACGGAGTAAACATATGGCATTAGCATTTAGTATCAATGAAGAGACCTTTGGCAGCTTAGAGAGCAATGTACAGGGTCTGTATGCAAAACAAGACGATGGCAGTTATCAACTGGTGGTTGATGGCTTGCCCAGCGTTGATGGTCTTAAAGCCAAAACTGATGAGCTTTTGGGGGAGACTAAAAAAGAGCGTGAAAAACGCAAAGAGCTGGAAGCGAAACTTGCAGAATTTGAAAGCGAGAAAGCCAAAGCTCAAGAAGATGTGATGAAAAAAACAGGTGATATTGAAGCCTTGGAAAAGTCATATCTGGATAAATTAGCCAAATTGGAGCAGGCAGGGGTGGATAAAGAAAAAGCCCTGCAAAGACAAATCTATGAATTAACCGTAGGTCAAACAGCAACCAATTTGGCGAATGAGCTGGCAATTAAAGGTTCGGCGAATGTTTTATTGCCACATATCCAAAATCGCCTAACGCTAGAAACTGGCGATGATGGGCAAAAAATCCGTGTGCTGGATTTGCAGGGCAATATCAGTGCATTAACCTTGGATGATTTAAAACAAGAGTTTATGGTAAATGACGCATTCAAACCGCTTATTGCCGGTAACAACGCATCAGGTGGCGGGGCTACAGGGATGCACAGACAACAGCGAGTCGCCTTAAAGCGAAGTGAAATGAGTGCAGAGCAAAAGGCGAAATATATCAGAGAACATGGGCATAAAGCCTTTTTGAATTTAGGAGCTTGATATGGCAACAACCGTTAATAGTGATGTTGTAATTTACAATGAATTGGCACAAACCGCTTATTTAGAGCGATTGCAGGACAATTTGGGGTTGTTTAATAAAGCGTCAAACAATGCGATTGTGCTACTTGATGAGAACTTAGAGGGTGATTTTAACAAAGAAGCCTTTTACAAAATTGGCGGTGCGATTGAGCATCGTGATGTCAATAGTACAGCGGCGGCAACAGCAAAGAAAATTGCCATGGCTGAGCGAGTGGGCGTCAAAGTACCGTTTAAGTATGGACCTTATGAAACCACCGAAGAAGCCTTTAAACGCCGTGGTCGCTCCGTGGATGAATTCTCGTTTCTTGTTGGTCAAGATTATGCAGATGCGGTAATTGTAGGCTACTGGAAATACGCTACTGCTGCTTTGCAAGGTGCGGTCGGCTCAAATACCGATATGCTGGTTAAGGCTAAATTATCCGAGCATGGGCGTAAGGTCATCACTAAGGGTATGCGTAAATTTGGCGATAAATTTAGCAATATGTCGCTATTGGTGATGGATGCAGCCAGTTATTTTGATATTGTGGACGGTGCGTTAACCGACAAGCTGTATCAAGAAGCTAATACCGTAGTTTATGGCGGCACCCCTGGTACGATGGGCATTCCTGTGCTTGTAACCGACCAAGCAAAAGCCAATACGATTTACGGTTTGCAGTCAGGGGCAATTCGCATTACCAGTAGCCAATTACCCGCATTCCGTGCGTATGAAATCAACGACCAAGAAAACCTTGCTGTTGGTGTGCGTGCTGAAGGGGTATTTAACCTAGATATTTTGGGTTATAGCTACAAAGAGACGGCAGGGGCAAATCCAAACTTAGATACTTTGGCGGCAACTGCAAACTGGACGAAATACGCAACGAGCAATAAGAACACCGCAGGCGTGATTTTTGATATTAACGAAGCGGGGTAATGATGCTGGTATATAGCGAAAACGGAGCTTTGGTTGATAGGGTTGTGGGTCATTACCGCAATCCTATTTATTTTGAAAAGGCTGAAAATGGCGTAGATACAGTGCTGTTGGTTGGGGATTACCCTAATATTGCAGCAGCTTATCAGGCGATTGGCGTTGAAGTTGAGCGGTACGAACCAATAGACGAACCTGCCAAACCAGTGGTAGAAACTACCGAAACAACAGACAAACCTGCTACCGATGAACAGCCAAAAGCCAAACCAAAAGCAGGCAGAGCAAAAAAAGAGCCAGTTTAACGGCTTTGGGGGCGTAAATGATAACACTAACAACAGTGGGCATCAGCCTACAAACGCCATTTGATGACGAATTGGCGGTCATGTTGGCTAATTCATGGCTAAAATCGCACAACTTGCCTGATTTTGATGCCGTGCCTGATGATGTCTTAATGGCAGGAGCATTGGTCGCCCAAGCGATTAGCGATGGCGAGATGTATCAAGGGCGACAGGAGGGCTTGGTCGTGTCCAAGTCATCCAAAGCGGGTGATGTGTCGGTATCAAAAACCTATGCCGATGGCGTAGATGGTCGGGCGATTAGCCAAAAAGAGCAGATGGCACTGGTGTTAATCGCCCCCTATCTTAAAAAATCTCACGGCTTGGCAGTTGTGCCAGTAGGGCGGTACTGATGGGGCTAAGAGATGAAATTGATGGCGAAATCAGTCAAGCGTTTAATACCGACTTGGCAGATGCTGTCAAAGACTTCACAGGAACGCACAGAACGCTCATAGACGACGATTGGCTGTTAAATGGTACAAATACCCATGCCACGCATTCATACAGCGGTAGAGGCGTTTTTAGTGGGTTTGCAGCGTCCGAAATTGACGGCAATACGATACTACAAAATGATGTTAAGCTCATTTGCTTACAATCACAGATAGAGCGTACGCCATCAGTTGATGACATCATCAATCAAATGCGTGTGGTGGCGGTATCAAAAGACCCTGCTGATGTGGCGTGGGTTATCCAGTTAAGGGGTGTGTGATGAAATGGGATAAAAGCCCTGACGGCATCGCTGATGAGCTAGAAAATCACATCTTTGATGTGTTAAACACGCTGACAGCGATGACATATAACAACATCGTAGCCCTATCGCCTGTGGATACAGGGCGGTATCGCAATGCTCATCATTTTTCACATGGCAGTCCAAGCCATGCAATGAGTGGGGCGACAAGCATTAGAATACCTGTGGGGGATTACCGACCCATCTATATTCAAAATAACTTACCGTATGCCTTACGCATCGAAAATGGCTGGTCTGGTCAAGCCCCAAGCGGTGTGCATGGCAATGCGGTTAATAGTGCGTTGGCAAGTTTGGGATAAACCGCTTAATCAAGCGGTTTTTTTAATGATTGGATTTCGGTTAGGATTTGTTTAAGTAGGTCTGATTGGTCGGTTGGGCTGGTGAGCAAACCTTTATCAACTAAGTCAATAATCGCTGAATTAAGCGACATTTTATTATCATTGGCATAATCCACAACGGCTTGATACTGCTCTTGTGGCATACGCACTTGGGTGCGTTTCCAGTCATCTTGATTTAGGTGTTTCATAAAAAAATTCCTAAAAAATTTAAAATTAACTATTGACATTATTATAATGGTGTTTTATTATATTGTCAATGGCGTTATGATAGTGTCAAATAAAACGCCAGAGACAAAAAAGCAGGTTGCACTCGCCAAAGTCTCAACCTGCTTAGAACACCACTTAACTTAAAAGGAAATGTTCTATGGACAATTTACCACAAATTGCCCCACAAGGCAATCTCATTATCGCTGATACCACAATTCATATGGTGGACGGTCTTTATTCACTAAACGATTTGCACCGTGCAAGTGGCGGTCTTAAAAAATACAAGCCGTCAAACTTTATGCGTAATAACGAAGTGCAAGAATTGATTGCTGAAATTGAGCAAGTCTCAGATTTGAGCCTTGACGAAAAATCAGTGGCTTACAAAACCGTTCACGGTGGCAAAAACAATGGCACTTATGTTTGTAAAGAACTCGTCTATCGCTATGCAATGTGGGTCAGTCCAAAATTTAGCCTTGCGGTCATTCGCACCTTTGATAATCTGGTGCAAGGTCAAATGATGGAAAACTACACCCTACTAGACCAATACAACAAAGCCGTCTTAGAATTTGAAAAACTATCTGATATGGCAAGCAATGCAGGGCGAATGCTAAACTTGGCAGGTAAACAGTTTAAACCAAAGGCAAAAGAGCGAGTGCTTGAACTGACCATTAAAATTCAGCCCTATCTGCCCTTCGTTGAGTTTGGAGGTGCAAAATGAGCTACGACCATATGAGTAAACACGACATTGCCTCTCTTGCCCGTGAAAACTTGCATTAGGTAAGTACGCTGATTACCCTTGCCAAGAAAAATGGGGCATATAGCGAAATCTTGCTTGATATTGCCGAGTATCTGTTGGACAGTCATTACTGTGATTTTGATGAAATGGCAAAAGAACTAAAATAATGGGTAATCACACAAAACCGCTCTCAAATGGGGGCGGTTTTTGTTGGGGATGATATGAACACTTTAGAAATTGAACGGCTCATCATGAGCCATTTTATGAAATGGGAACATTTCAATCAAGCACGTACGGCAAGGGCGAACCGTAATTTTACACCGCCTGCAAGCGGTATTTGGTATCGCATCAGTATCTTGGGTGGTATCAATCACATTGCCAGTCTGTCAGACCGCCCTTGTGTGCGTGAAGTTGGCACGCTGATTGTGCAAATCTTTGATGATGACGGCAACGGCACAAAGAACATTAAGCAGATGGCGGACAGCTTAGCCAAACATCTAGGCTGCACCCTGCTTGATGATTTGGAGTTGTTAGCCCCTAGCGTGATTGATGTGGGGGCAAGTGGCAAGTATTATCAAATCAATGTTAGCGTGCCGTATCGGTACTACTAAATTTTTTAAAGGCATTCCCTACAGATCATTTTGCCAATCTGTGGGGATTTTTTATGTGGCAAGGAAAAGTTATTCGGAGTGAATATGAGTGAATTAGTCATGGTTGATGATGGTCAGCCAAAAACAACAACCCTGCAAATCGCACAGGGCTTGGAATTAAAGCACAAAACCGTTTTCCAATTGGTAAATAGCTATTTGCCTGATTTTATGGAATTAGGCGATGTTGTATTTAAAAAGACGAATTCGGCATTTGAAATGCGAAATTCCACACAGGGTCGTTGGACAAGGTATGCTGAACTTAACGAACAGCAAGCCACGTTTTTGATGACCCTTATGCGAAACAGCCCCAAAGTGATTGCCTTTAAAAAAGCATTGGTTCAAGCATTTTTCTACGCTCGCTCATTGCTACAAAGTGAGACCATGGAGCTAATGCAACAACACGCCTTGCTTAGCGACTTAAAAGAGCGAGAACAGGCATTTGCCAGTTTGTGCGGTAAAGGTCTATCGGACTGGAAAAAGAGACGAGACGACCTAGACGGCGCTATTTTGTCGGTACAACAGCAAATGCAACCCCAACTACCATTTAACCGCCCTTAAGGGGCTTTTTTTATTGGAGTAAAAACTATGTCAAGTGGTGCAAAAGTTGTTACGGCTTATGCCAAGCAGACCGACCATAAAACCGTACCTAGAACTGGCTTTAAAACCTTACCAAACATTACCAACGGCTTAACCGTATCAGCCGAGCTGACCAAAAGTGAGCTTGTGAGCGGTGGACGCATTGAAAAGCAGGGCTTACCAACTTCTGCCCAAGTATCAGGCGATATTGAAACTGAACTGATGTTTGGGGCGTTTGATGAGTTGATTGCCGCTGCTTTTTGGAGTGAATGGAACACTACCAACGCCAAACTGCACAAGCTAAGCGTAGGCAGTACTAAGACCCAATTTGCCATTACCAAAGATTTTACCGATGTGAATGTCAATCACATCTTTAAAGGCTGTGTGGTGTCTAAATTTAGCCTAAATATTGATAAAGATGGCTTGGTAAAAACGACTTTTGGATTTACAGGCTTAGGCTATGAAGAAAGTACCGCACAATCTTTTGCTACAAGCCCAACCGTAACCGCCGACACCCAAAAGGCAAGCGGATTATCTATTGGCGAAATTAAGCTAAATAACAGCCCTGTTACCATCTGTGTTGAAAGCATTTCATTTGAACTTGACAATCAAACCGAAATACAAAAATGCTTGGGCGATAATATGTATGGCGGTAATGTTCTGGCCATGCTTGCTAGTATCTCAGGGTCAATGACTTTGGCGTATGGTCAAGAATCACACAATATCGTCAAAGAACAACTATCAGGGCGTACTTTTGCCCTAGAATTCGCCATCAAATTCGGCAATCAAAAATATGTACTAAAAATCCCCAAAATGCAGGTATCTGGCGAAATTCCTAGCCCGTCAGGTACAGACCTAGCTACCGTTGATGTTAGTTTTACGGTAGTTGATGAAAGCCCAATTTTGGAAAAACATACAGCATAAAATAAAAAACCGCCAATTACTGCAAATAATTGGCGGTTTTGTTTAGAAATCACGGATTATTATATCAAACTTCTTAATGTATTACTACAAACGGTGGCAAAAATGGAAATGAAACGCTTCTTAATCTTGGTGGGATTAGCGGCATTCGGTTTATTGCTTTTTGCTTTACCTGCCATTATCACGGCTATTAAATTGTAAGGATGAACAAAATGACTTTTAGACTAGATATTTTAAAAAAACCAACCTTTGATGGCACACTTGAAAAACCCCTTGAGTTTGACAATGCAGGTCAACAACTGCAAATAACCTTGCAAATCAAACAAGATGATGAATTTAACTCTGCCTTTGCCAAAGTTGGCACGCTACTAAACGAACAAAAAAGCATCAATAAAAATGGCTTAAAGCGTGGTAATGTCGCCATTGATGGTAATGAAGCCCTATTGTTCGTGATTGGCGAGTATTGTATTAAAGATTGGAATGTGCAGACCGATGATGGTATTTTGCCCATCAACGGCGATAATCTATTGTTACTGCTAAATAACGGCTTTGAGCAACCGGTATTGATTGAGTTAATAACTTTGCTGATCAATACTTTTGCCGAGCTGATGAACGAATTTAGCCAAAAAGTGGGCGATATTCAAAAAAAGCCATCAGCCAATACCAATGGCAAAAACAAAAAGTAGAACTTACCCCAAAACGCCTAGCCATTTATGAAAAGCTAGGCAAAACACCGCCACAAGCTGTGCCATCAGACCTCACCACAGACCAAATGATTAAAATCTTTGTGCTAACAAGTCGTGCTAGGCGTTATATTGATGGGGTGGGCTTGCCTTTGACGGTGGCGGACATTTCAAGTGTTATGGCGATCTATCCATGCCGTCTGCCTAGATGGCTGGTTGATGAGATTGTGTTTGAGATGGATAGGCTTGAGCTTGATGAGATGAATAAGAAAAAGTGAAAAAATCTAAATAAGCAAAAACCCCAACTGACGGCAATCTTTGGGGTTTTTAGTTTAGTGCTTTTACATAAGAGATTTTAACATATGTTTGAATTTTTAGCAAAGGTTATTGAAATGACAACCAAATCCTTGACTGAACACGGTCTTATCAAAACTTGCCTTACTTTAATGGGATTTTTGATGCTGTTTGTGGCGTTTGCTTTTGTGTGGAAATTACCAGAGATTATTTTGGCAATTAAAGCCTAAATAAGTTAAAAACCCAGCTACTGCAAATAGCTGGGTTTCAATTTAAACCTCTTTGGCATAAAAAGGAATAAATCTTGAGTATAGAACCTAATTTTAACATTAATTGTGATGTGAGTAAAGCGGTGAAAGAGATAAATGATGGTCGTAATTTTCGCAGATGGTCTTACGCCATTTTGACGCTAGCGTTGGGGTTTTTATGTGTTTTCGCCTTGTTTTGGAAAGGCGGAGATATTGCTAGTGGTGTGGCTGACCTTATCCGAGCATTACAGGGCAGGTAAATTGTAACCGCCCATTGCGTTAATGTAACGGTTTGTGTATTATAGTTTGGTCTTTTCGGATTGGGACTGCGATGTGAAAAATTTCTTGTGGTTGCTTTGGTGTATCTTTGCTATTTTTACTGCCCTTGCCATCATGACTGTAGAGTTTTTGGCTGGCATTATTATGCTTTGTGCTGGATTATTAGCAGTTCCACAAGTGCGGCGTAAGTTAAATATGCCAAGCACGAAAATTTTTGGCATTAGTGTGCTTTTGTATATTATTGGATTTATAACAGCACTTGCCCTAACAGAAACGCCAGAACAGCCAAAATCGGAGACCGGTACACAAGAAATATCAACTGTCCAAGACGATGAGCAGCCCAAAGATACTGATAAGTTGGTAGCAAAGCCAACAACCCCTGTGGTGGTTGCTGTGCCTACGCCTGTTATTGATGAACCAATTATCAAAGAAAGTAACTATGATTTAACTTGTAAGATTGTAGGGGTTAGCGATGGTGATACTGCCACCTGCCTAACAGATGACAAAACACAAATCAAAATACGCCTCGACCAAATAGATGCACCAGAGCAGGGGCAGGCATTTGGAAACGCTGCCAAACAAACTTTATCCACTCATATCTATCAAAAAGAAGTGGGATTAAAAACCAAAGAGACAGACAAATACGGTCGCACCGTTGCCGAAGTCTTTATTAATGATAAAAACATCAATAAAGAGATGGTATCGCTAGGCATGGCATGGGCTTATCGTGAATATATCAAAGATAATGAATATCTAAGCATAGAAGATAAGGCAAGGCGTGCAAGTGTTGGTATATGGAGTGAGCCAAATCCCATTTATCCGAGCGATTTTAGGCGTGGTAAGCGTGGCGAGCAATCAAGCCCTGTGCAGACGCAGCAGATTGCCCAAGTTCAAGAGAAAAGAGACTTGGTAGATAGTGGCGGCAAATGTGGCTCAAAACGCACCTGTAAAGCTATGTCGTCATGTGCAGAAGCTAAGCATTATTTGCATGTCTGTGGTGTATCAAGATTAGATAGAGATGGCGACGGTGTGCCATGCGAGAGTTTGTGTAGATAATTTTTTTGGAGTATCTCTTATGAGCAAAATATTTTTGATTGGGTTGCTGACAGCTTTAATAGTGGGCTGTTCTGATGAAACACCACAAACCGAGCAGGTTCAATCTGAACAGGTTAAAACTGATGAAATAGCGCAGTCCGATAATGAAATTCGTGAAAAAGCAAAACAACACTTTCTAGGCGATAATGAGCCAGTCGTAAAGGATGCGATGTGGGCAAAACCAAACTTATTTAAAGTTGGGGTTGTTGATGATGGTACAAGTAGAGATGGATTTGCTGAATATGTGTGTGAAGTTCTACGCACAGATTTTGACATTAAAGATAGTCCGCTAATGGTTGAGGTTATTGACATTCAGCAATTGGTTAATAATAACAAGTGGATTGAACTAGGCGGAGCGGTCTGCCAATAATAACAAAACCCCCACTTTACAAGATGGGGGTTTTGCTTATCCTTTTGTCATGCCAATATAATGAATAATGGCACAAACATCACGAATTTCTTTTAACGAAAAATGCGGTAACTGAGCGGTTGCCATCTCCAAAAGTTGTTGTTTTTCATCGAAGTTATCATCAGCTAATTCTCTCATCATCGCATCAAATAAAAGCCTATTCATCGCTTCATTCATTGAAAGCTCGTTGGCTTGAGAGTATTCTTTTAATAGATGGTAAACATCATTTTCTAGTCTAACCTGTGTTCTGACATAATTTTCTTGTTTTGCCATAAAAAACCCTTGACACTACGAATAGTGTTATAATAAAATACCATTATGGCACTATGAGTAATGCCACATATTACGAGGAGTAAGCCTATGAACACTGTAAGAACACAAGTTAGACTGCCTGAAAGTGTGTATTTGCAAGCAAAAAACGCAAGTTTTGAGCAAGATACTAGCCTAAATCAGCTAATTGTGAATGCCTTGCAGGATTACCTAACAAAAAGAGCCTATTCACCGACCAAAGTAAAAGAGGCTCTTTCGTTAATCACTTTTGCACTGGAGCAAAGCAACTATGAACATTCTAACATTTAATGAGGTTGAATTTCAACCTGTCAAGCAACAAAATCAAATTTGGCTGACTTCTAACGAGTTGGCTAAGGCGTTAGGGTATGCTGAAACTGATAGTGTAACCAAACTTTATAATCGCCATATTGATGAGTTTAAGCCTAGTATGACGCAAGTTATTGATATTTCCGAGACGGTCAAATTGACCGCCCCGAAAAATCAACAAAATTTAGTCAAGAAAGTGCGAATTTTCAACTTGCGTGGTTGCCACTTGGTTGCGATGTTCGCTAAAACCAAAGTTGCCAAAGAGTTTCGCCAATGGGTGCTGGATATTCTTGACAAGGAAGTCGGCGAGCCTGTACAGGTAAAGCCAAAACTCACCTCAGACGACACCCTGCCACTTCGCAATGCGGTGAGTATGGCAACAGGGATTTTAAGATTGGACTATGCGACGATTTATAAAATGGTGCATCAACGCTTTGGCGTGGACGAAATCAAGGACTTAACCAATGAGCAGGTGGAACAAGCGGTGGAATATGTACATGGGTTGGTATTGCAACATGGCAGAAAGCCTGTGGATAATGCCATGCTTTATGATGTGCTTGCCAATAGTGCCGTACACCTAAGGGACTATGTGCGACTGATTAAGCAGTTGAAAGGCATCATGTTCTTTGATGATGACATGGGTAGAAATGTGCATGACTTTGTGGTGAACAATGTTAGAGATATTGCACAAATCGCCCATGACATGAAACTGACAAACAAATACGGCAAACCGATGTTTGAGCCGAATCGCATTAATTATTATGGCGGTAATGCCATTATAATGAATTAAACAAAATCACAGAACATGACTAGGATTAACTAAGGAGTAAGCCAATGAACAAGCTTTCTGCATTTTTAGAGGGTGTGTTAAGCGTGTTTATTATACCAACGCACGCATCACTACCAGATTATCATACACGGTATGCTAATACTGATGTATTACAGGTAAACGATTCGTCTCAAGATTGGCAAGCGGTTGGTAAGGATATTTCAATAGCTGCTAATAAGGTTGGGAATTCAATCGATATGGTACGCTATGAGCCAAAAACAACGTAAAGGCACTAGAGTTAGTTCAACGCAAGATGAAAGAGGCTTGCAAACGCAGTTTGAGCATATTGATTGTATATGTACTAAGACAGCAACCAACCAATAGATAAGCAAAGTTAGACAAAACACCCTGCTTTTTAGTGGGGTGTTTTTTGTAACAATAGTTGATATTTGAACCATTGGTGCTATTATATAGTTATCAAAATTACTATTTTTCCGTTATTAAGAGAGTTGGGTTGATTATAGCTTGACTCTCTTTGTGTCTCTATAACAAAGGTGTCATTATGAGTAATAACATGCTTAGTGCGACTGCTGTTGCAAATACCTTTATTTCTCATGGGGCAAAAGATGGAAAGCAATTTACCCCCATGCAGTTACTTAAGCTAACCTATATTGCACATGGCTGGTCGTTGGCTTTTTTGGACGAGCCATTAATGGATGATGATATTGAAGCTTGGAAGTATGGACCTGTTATCCCCAATCTGTACAAAGCTATTCGTCATTACCGTGGCAACCCAGTAACCACGCCCATTATGTTGCTTAATGGGGAAAAAGACAACGCCACAGAAGACCAAAGCAAGGTGATTGAGTTCGTCTATAGACGATATGGTCATCTTGATGGTATTTCTTTATCAGCTTTAACACATCAGGCTAACACCCCTTGGCATGAATTTTTTAACGAAATCACTTGGGGGCGCAAAATCCCAGATGCAATTATTGCCAAGCACTACAAAGAAAAACTTGAAGAATTAAAGAAAAAGCATGGCTGGGAATAACGAATTTCTTAATAGAGTATTCAAAGAAGTAGAACTGGCAGATGCGCCAGAAGTACGCAAGAAAGCAAAAACTGAAAACAGGTTAACAGAAAGCGATGAGCTTGAAGAAAAGGCAAGGGAGCGAGACGAGGACCTAAGAGACCATTTTCACTGGTGGTTTAAAAAGGTTTTTTCTGCCATGAGCGTTGTTTTTATTATTATTGTCGGTGTTTTGATATTACACTGGATATTACCAGAAAAATGTCATTGGCTAGACGATAATCAACTAGGCAATCTTAAAAATATCGTCTTAGCAGTCTTTGCGTCAAACGCTATTAGTGCTTGGATGAGTAAAATCAAGTAATTAATATTAAACAAAAAACCCCACAGGTTTGAGCTTGTGGGGTTTTAACACTAATTTTTTTAAATTGACAATATTTACAAAACTGATAAGATAGAAGGGAGTTATATTGGGGTGGATGTTATGTTAAGCAAAAAGCAGGTCAAAAGAGCAGGCGAAGCTCTTGCCAACAACCCAAAAGATGTAGAAGCCATGGCAATCTTGTCGCAATGGCGGTCTTTGCATGCTCACCCTATTAACACGTTTCAGGCAATGTTGCGAAGAAGAAAAGAGTTAAAAAATGCCACAATCGCACAGCGTCTAAAACGCACGCCCTCAATTATCCGAAAGATACAACGCTTTAAAGGCATGAACCTAGCTAGAATGCAGGATATAGGTGGTATTCGTGTTATTCTGCCAAATATCAAGGATGTTTATAAGCTTCATGAATCGCTAATCAATGGAAGGAATCAACATGAACCACTGCTTCCACCAAAAGACTATATAAGCTCCCCTAAAGATGATGGCTACCGAAGTTTGCATCAGGTATTTAAATACAATAGCCATAAGGATGAACTAAAGGGGCTGCAAATAGAGCTTCAAATTCGCACCCGCATTCAGCATTATTGGGCAACAGCAGTAGAAACGTTGGGGCTTATAGAAAAATCATCGTTTAAAACGGGCGAAGGCTCAGAAGAGTATAAACGGTTTTTTAAACTTGCCAGCGTTCTGTTTTGTCATTACGAAAAGGCTAGAATTTTGCCTGAATTTCAAAACACGCCCATTAAAGAGGTGATTGACGAGTTTGAGAGCTTGGAGAATAAGTTGCAAGCCTTTAATAAGTTAAACGGACTGCTTGTTACTGGCAGGCATATCTCTAATGTCAAGACAAAGGGCGAGTTTTATTACTTGATGGAGCTAAACACACAGGAAAAAACTGTTAGTCTAACGCCTTTTGAAAAGAAACAATTACACCAGGCGGAAAACATGTATCAGCTTTTGGAGGTTCAGAACGTTGACAATCCGCATATTGAGTTGGTATTGATGTCGGCTAAAAGTTTTAAAGAGGTAAAAAAAGCCTATCCAAACTACTTTTTAGACACCCAATCTTTCATTGAGAGCTTGGAAAAAATATGCCAAAAATATAAAAAAGTGTAATTTATATTAAAAAATCAACCGTCCTTTTGGGCGGTTTTTTTATTGGAGAATGAAAAATGAGTGGGCAAACATATCGGGTTAGTGTTGAGATTAACGCTAATAATGTGGAAGCGACATTAAAAAAGCTGAATGAACTCTTTGATAGGCTTGATGATAATAGCAATAATGCTGGTAAGAGCATTGATAAGTTTGGGAATGAATTAAGCAAAGCCAAAAAAAATGCTAGCCAAACAAAAAAAGAATTGGAGGGTTTGGAAAGAACAGCAGGAAACTTAAAAAGTGCATTTGCAGCAGCACAAGTGGCTATTGGAGCTCTGGGTATTGGAGCTGGTCTATCAGCCATTGTTGAGGCACAACGAGAATTTGATGTTTTAAATTCACAGCTCATTACCGCTACGGGAGGAATGGAGCAAGCAGGGTTAGCGTTCAATGAATTGCAAAAATTCGCTAGCCAAACCCCCTACGGTCTTGCCCAAAGTGTTGAAGGCTTTGTTAAATTAAAAAATTTAGGTCTTGACCCTAGCATTGAAAGCATGACTAGTTTTGGCAATACTGCTTCAGCGATGGGCAAAGACCTTAGTCAGATGATTGAAGCGGTGGCAGATGCTAGTACGGGTGAATTTGAACGCTTAAAAGAATTTGGTATTAAGGCGAGAAAACAGGGTTCTAATATTGAGTTTACCTTTCAAGGTGTAACTACCAAGGTCAAAAACAACGCCAAAGATATTCAAAAATATCTGTTTGATATTGGCAATGTAAATTTTGCTGGGGCAATGGATGAAAGAGCAAAGACTTTGGATGGTCAACTAAGTGCATTGGGTGATAGTTGGCAGATGTTCAAACTTTCTTTGTCGAAAGGTGGTATTGGAGATATTGTAGCAAAAGGGGTTGCTATTGCATCGGAAAATCTTGACAAACTAACTATTTATCTATCTGACCCCAGTACAGTTGCAATGTTTGAGAATGCGATTAAAAAACTGGGAGATGCTTTTTATTTATTAAAAGATGGATTAGCTGGAATTAAAGACTTTCTAACCCCATTGGGGGAGTTTTTTGCTAATAATAAAGAACTTTCTATTGCTTTGGCGTCTGGTCTTGGTACTGCAGCGGCGGCTTTTGTTGTCTTGAGCGGAGCGGCAGCTTTGGTATCGGCAGCAGTAGCGATAATTGCCAGTCCTGTTTTGGCTGCTACTGTTGCTTTCGCCGCCCTTGTCGCTGCTGGCGTATACCTTTACCGCAACTGGGATGAACTTAAAGCCAAAGCTCAAGAAGTCTGGAATGGCGTTAAGCAATATGTATCAGATGCGTGGGAGGGTATCAAAAGCAGCGTAACCACTAAGGTAGAAGCGGTGAAAAATACCGCCATTAACAAATTTAACGAAATAAAAGGGCGTATCGCCGCCATTGTTGGCTCTTTTCCTGAACCTGTGAGAAATGCCATCAATGCTGTTTACATGGTTTTTTCTACGCAATTCAATGTGATTAAAACCCTTGTTAGCACTTCGTTTAATTTTGTCAAAAACATCTTTATCACCGCTTTTAATGTCATCAAGGCGTTAGTGCGTGGGGATATGACGGCGGTGCGTCAGGCGTTCAAAGATGGCTTTGATAGAGCGGTGCAAATCGCTAAGAAGACCAAAGATGACATCATCAGTGCATTAAAAGACCTAGGCACACGGCTATTACAAATGGGGCGTGATGCCGTTCAGGGCTTAATTAACGGCATGAGCGAGAAAATCACTGCTGCTGTTAATAAAGCCCAGGAAATCGCTGGCAAGGTTATTGGGGCGGTCAAAGGTGCGTTTGACATCCACTCGCCATCTCGGGTGATGAAATCGTTGGGCGAATGGGTATCAGAAGGCTTGGCATTGGGTATTGACCATAAAGCCGCAATGGTGGAAAAATCTGCCAAAAAGCTTGCTAAGACAACCAAAGACGCACTGACAAGCGAGCTTCAAAGATTAAGACGTGAGCTGTTTGTTGGCAAGCTAAAACTGCAACACAACCCCTTTGCCGAGCTGACCGCTGACATTGCCTTTGGCAAATATGGTAAGCATGACACCGCCCAACTGTTACTTTTGGCTGAGCAAAATGACAGAATGCAAAAGGCGGTGGAATTTAGCGAACGCCTGCAAAAAGTGCGTCAAGAGATTGCTGAGATTGGGCTTGATGAGATTGGCTTGCTTGAATTACAGCGTAGCAACTACGCCATGATCAACGATGAAAATTTTAATCGGTTAAAAACACTGACTGAACAAAAAAATGCCAAGCAAAACACCCATAATCTGACACAAAAAATCAAAGAGCTTGATGAAAAAATTCTACTGGTTGGCAAGAGTGAACTTGAAGTATTGCAACATCAGCTAAACACCGCCAAAGAGTATGAAGGTGTATCTGATGATATTAAGCAAAGCTATCTTGACCGCACCAAAGCATTACAGGAAGCCGTTAAAGCCACTGAACGCTTAGCAAAAGTCGAATCTGCCACCGAAGACATCGCCAAGCATAAACATATTTTGGCAAACTGGCAAGACAAGCACGCCGCCTTAGTATATGACTTGACCAAAGACGGCTACGATGCCAGCCAGATTGAAAAGATTGTCGGTGCTGAAAAAGTCAAAGAGCAGGTAGCTGAGCTTACCAAGCTGTTTGATGATTTAAAGAACAAAAAAGTATTTGGCGATGCCATCAATACCGCCAACATCACCAGCTTTGGTGGTGGTATTGATTTTGTTACCCAACTGTATCAAAAACAAGCAGAGCTAGACAAGGTGCTAAAAAATGAGCGAGCCAAGTTAAAAAACAGCCACGAGCAGGGTTTGCTTGACCTTAAAACTTATCAGCAGCAAGATTTGGCGTTGCGTGAGCAGTACGAAGCCAAAAAGCGACAGCTGAGCGAAAGCAGCAATCAAGCCTTATTTGGTGGTGCAACCAGTCTTATGAAAATGATGTATGGCGAAAACCACAAATACCATAAATGGGCATTTGCATTGGAAAAAACTTATGCTGTCAGCCGCATATTGCTACAAAACAAGGTCGCTTTGGCAAATGCTTGGGCATCAGCCCCATTTCCTGCCAATCTGGGAGCTGTTGCTAAGACGCTTGCCCAAACAGGGGCTTTGGCATCAGCAGTAAACGCCATCAAACCCATCGGACAAGCCCACGACGGCATCATGTCTGTGCCAAAATCTGGCACTTGGAACTTAGAAAAAGGCGAGCGAGTGTTGCCTAAGCACACCGCCAAAGCCTTAGATAATAAATTGGCAAGTATGGGTAATGGCAAAGCTGTCAATGTGATTATCCACAATCACAGCAATGCACAAGCCACCGTAGAAGAGCAGCCCAACGGCGATATCATGGTCACGATCGGCAAGATGATTAGTGACACGGTAGATGCCAAAGTCAATCAACGATTTATCCAAGCACGCCGTCAAGGAGGCGAACTTTATGGGAGATAGCTTGAAAACATTCACTTGGGACATCTCAAACGACAGTAGCGAAAGCACATCAACCAATGCGACACATATAAGTTTTGGTGATGGCTATGAGCAATCTGTTAGCTTTGGGATTAATAATAGCCGTAAATCATGGCAATGCAATAAGGTGGATAAAAAAGCGGTGATTGATGAAATCTACCGCTTTTTGATTGCCACTAAGGGCGTTGAGCCTTTTAATTTTAAACCCTTAGCCGATGAGCCAAGCATTAAAGTCCGACTAGATGGCGAAGTTAGCCGTAACCGTGTGGGCGGCAATGTTTGGACGATTAGTTTTGCGTTAAAACAAGTCTTTTAGTTTAACCGGACGACATCTATGTCGTTCACATCAACCAAGCCCCTGATAATCAAGGGCTTTTTTAATGGAGAAACGCCATGAGCGAACAAAACCTAACCACCCTAACTCGCATTGAAGCGCGTACATTGCAATCATTTATCAGCCAAATTGATTTTTGGAGGGCCCAACACGGCGATAAAGCCGATATTGTAGAGATTGTTTATTACCCTGAAGATGAAGGCTTTGAAGTGGCGAGCAACGAAGCCAACAACGGCATTTCAAAACGCAACCGTGCCAGCGTGTTCCGCACTGAGTTATTGTCTTGGGCGGCTAACCAGTTGCGTGATTTGCAAGGCTGGGATAAATCGAACACAGTAACAGCTTTTTCTGTTTCTTATAAAGACGACACCTTTGGCGTTGAATGTAAGATTGCAGATGCCAACGCTGAAGAAGTAACAGAAGAAGTATAAACAATAAAGGGCGTAGCAATACGCCCTTTTTTAGGGGTGGATAATGAGTTTTAATGGCGATGTACAACAGCCCACCGTGCAAGGGCTTATTACCCTATATGAGTTAGACGCACGCAGATTGGGCGCAGATATTTACCGTTTCCACGGGCATAACGATGGTGTTATCCGTTTTCGTGGGCAAGATTATACGCCGATTGCTATCACCGCAGATGGGCTTGAGATGCGTTCTGACGGCAAGGCATCAACGCCTAGCCTATCAGTCGCTGACAATCTTAACGGCGTACAGGGAGCGATTAGCGCGCTATGTAGGCTATATGATGACCTTGCAGGGGCTAAGCTTACCATCACGCAGACATTAGCCGAATATCTGACCAGTGCAGACGATGCAAACTACCGACAACAGGAATGGTATATCGAGCAGAAAACCACCGAAAACCCGATGGCTGGCGTGGTTGAGTTTGAATTATCCAATCCTGTTGATTTTGCAGGGCAAAAAATCCCTGTGCGCAACATTACCACCTATTGCCATTGGGCGATGTGTGGTCGTTATCGTGGCGAAGAGTGTGGTTATACAGGCACCAAACGCTTTACGATGGACGGCAAGATAACCGATGACCCAAGCCTTGATGCGTGCGGTGGCACGATGCCAGATTGTAAGCTAAGAGATAATGAAGACAGCTTTGGTGGCTTTCCTGCGGCGGGGTTGACATGAGATTGACAAAATCACTAAAAGCAGACATCGAGCAACACGCAAGGGCTTGTTATCCTGAAGAGTGTTGCGGTGTGATCGCGCAGAACATCGTAGACGGTGCAATATCTTATATCAGACTTAATAACGTTGCCCACGACAAAAAAAGCCATTTTGAAATTGACCCGATTGCATACATCGAACTTGAGCAGTCATTTACCATTAAAGCAATCGTACATAGCCACCCAAACGGCACAGCAGAACCATCTGAGATTGACCGCATACAGATGACCATGCACGGCAAAGATTGGGTGATTTGTGGCTGCGGGTTTGATTTGGTAACGGGCGAATGGTACAGCGAAATCAAACGCCATAAGCCTACCAAAGAGATAACGCCGCTACTTGGGCGTGATTATGTGCATGGCTTGCAAGACTGCTACAGCTTAGTGTGTGATTATTATGACCGTGAGCTTGATATCAAACTGCCCGATTTTGCACGCATTGATGACTGGTGGGAAGATGAAAACCACGAGCCACTATACGAGCAGAATTTTGAAAAAGCAGGCTTTGCAAAGGTCAATAACCTACAACAGCATGATGTTATTTTGTGCCGCGTGGGACGTACGCACCACGTTAATCATGCGCTGGTGTATTTGGGCGATGGCAAGTTACAGAGCGAGAAAACAACGCCTGTGGTGGGGGATAGCTTAGTTATCCATCATCCACATGGTAGATTGTCGGTGCGTGAAATCTATGGTGAAAATTGGCAAAAGCGCACGGCATTGATTGTAAGACATAAGGATTTAGCATGAAAACAATCCAATTACACGGCATCCTAGCCAAAAAATTCGGGCGATATTTTAAGCTTGACGTTAAGACAGCAAAAGAAGCCTGCCACGCCCTAGCGTGCCAAATCCCTGCTTTTAAGGCGTTTATGTTGGACAGCGAGCGTTTGGGGTATCGATTTGCCGTATTTTTAGGTAAAAAACGAACGCAAAAAAACAACATCAGCGAAGATGAGATTGACAACATCACAACAGCTGAACATATCCACATCGCACCTAAAGTGATGGGTTCGGGTGGTAAGGCGATGGGGTGGCTACAAGTGATTGCAGGGGCGGTCATGGTCGGTGTTGGTATCTTTACGGGTAACGTAGGCTTAATCGGTGCTGGTGCTGGTCTGTTGCTTGGTGGCGTGGCAAGTCTGATGATGCCAACACCGCAGATGGACAGCCAAGACGAGGACGGCAACCGTGCCAATAATGGCTTTGGTGGTGCGGTTACTACCGTGGCGCAGGGCAATCCTGTGCCGATTTTATACGGCGAGCGTGAAGTGGGTGGATTTATTGCAAGTGCGGCAATCTATGCCGAAGATAAGATGATTGCAGGGGTCAGAGTATGATTTATGGCGCAAAAAAAGGCTCAAAAGGGCAACAAAAACCCAACATTGCCAAAGATACCACGGCAAGCACAAACTATCTTCAGGGGCTTTATGGCTTATCAGAGGGCGAAGTATTTGGCTTGGTGGACGGTGGTAAATCTATCAAGCTAGACGGCACGCCACTCATTAACGACAACGGACAGCCAAACTTTGAAAACGTAACTTGGGAATTTCGCAATGGCACAATCGACCAAGAACACATCAAGGGCTTTTCGTCTGTCGAAAATGAGCAAAGTGTGGGCGTTGAATTGCGCCATGACCGACCTTTTACCCGAGCCATCTCAAACACCCAGCTATCAGCGGTGGTAATCCGTCTTAACTGGGGAGCATTACGAGAGCAAAAAGATAACGGCGATATTGTCGGTTATAAGATTGATTATGCGATTGACGTACAGACTGACGGTGGCGCATGGACGACCGTGCTTAATACCACCATTAACGACAAAGCAAGCCAAGGTTATCAACGTAGCCATCGCATTGATTTACCAACCGCACGTCGTGGCTGGACGGTGCGTGTAAGACGTATCACACCGAATCGTGATAGCGACCTTATCGCTGATACCATGAGCGTACAAGCCATCACAGAAGTGATTGATGCTAAATTACGCTACCCCTGCACAGCTTTACTTGCCATAAAATATGATGCCGAAACCTTTGGCAATGTAGCAAAGGTTGCTGTGCGTATGCGCGGTATGATTGTGCAAGTGCCTAGTAATTACAATGCACAAACACGCACCTATGCAGGCGTATGGGATGGCACATTTAAACCTGCTTACACCAATAACCCTGCATGGGTATTTTACGACCTTTGCACGGCTAAACGATACGGCTTAGGCGAGAGATTAGCAGGCAAGGTGGATAAGTGGTCATTGTATGCACTAGGTCAATACTGTGATGAAATGGTGGACGATGGCATGGGCGGTAAAGAGCCACGCTTTACGGTCAATGTCTACATACAAAAAGCCCAAGATGCGTATCAAGTATTACAAAGCCTAGCATCGGTTTTCCGTGCGATGAGCTATTGGGATGGCATGCAAATCATTGTTGATGCTGATACGCCAAAAGAGCCTGTTTATACCTTTACAAACTCCAACGTGGTCAATGGCGCATTTAGCTACACAGGCACGCGCAAACGTGACCGCCACAGCATCGCTAAAGTCGCCTATGATGACCCTGATAACGAGTTTAAAACGGATTATGTGCATGTGCGTGATGAGTTTGCGATTGCAAAATACGGCATCTCAATCATTGATATTAACGCCTTTGGTTGTACATCACGAGCGCAGGCATACCGCGCAGGTGCGTGGGCGTTGCAATCTGAACAGCTAGAGACCGAAACCGTCACGTTTAGCGCAGGCTTGGACGGCTTTATTCCAAAAGTGGGCGAAGTTATCAATGTATCAGACAACGCGCGCGCAGGCCGTGCCAACGGTGGGCGTGTTGTGTCTGCAAGTGGTCGCACCGTTACGCTTGACCGCACAGCCGGTAAAGTAGGCGATACGTTTGTGATTAACGGCACGGACGGACAAGCCAAAACCGCCAAAATTACCGCCATTCGTGGTGTAGTCATCACGCTTGATAAGGTTATTGGTGCGGTGGCTGGTGCGGTATGGGCGATGACAAGTAGCGATTTAGCACCACGCCAGTTTAGGGTCATGTCAATCAAGCAAAACGATGACAACACATTTGGTATCACGGGCTTACAATATGAGCCGTCCAAGTTTAGTGCATCAGATAACGGAGCGCGCACCATTGCTCGCCCTGTGTCAGTCATCAAGCCACAAGTATTAGACACGCCAAGCAACATCGTCATCACGGGTCACAACCGCGTTGTGCAAGGTCAAAACGTTACTACACTAACGATTAACTGGGCACAGGTAGTGGGCGCAGTCGGCTATATCGTTGAGTGGCGCAAAGATGATAACGCTTGGCAAGCACTGCCAGCCATCGCAAGCCAAAGCATTGATATTGACGGTGTGTATAGTGGTAATTATCAAGCGCGTGTGCGTGCGGTTGATGCGTTCGACAATCAAAGCCTGATGGGATTTAGCGATATTACACGCATTGAAGGCAAGCAGGGTAAGCCAATACGTCTTACCAGTCTAGCGGTTAAAGGCTTGCTGTTCGGCATGGAATTATCATGGGTATTTGGCGCAAATAGTGCTGATACCAACTACACCGAAATCCAAGTCAGCCCTGACGGTCGCACAAACATCACCGCACTTGGCACTTTTGCCTATCCCACTAACAAGCACGAAATCACAGGCTTGCAGGGCAATCTGACCCAGTTTTACCGTGGTCGGATTGTGGATAAGCTGGGCAATGTGTCAGACTGGACGGCTTGGGTGCGTGGCACGACCGAAGCACGAGCCGACAAGGTTCTGGATATTTTGTCGGGGCAAATCAACCAAAGCCATCTTGATCAGAGCCTGCGTACGCCCATTGCTAAGATTGGTGGTATTGAAACGGATTTAAATGGCGTAAAAACCCAAATCCCAAGTCTGCAAAGTACCATTAGCACCATCACTGGGCAACTGCCAACGCTAAACACTGAGATTGCCAATGCCAAGCGTGAGCTACAAACTGCTCAAAGCACACTCAATACTGCTGTTGCTAATATCACGACCGAGCGAAACCGCATTAACACGGCAATCCGTGATATTACCGCCCTGCAATCAGCGAACAACGCCAAAACGCAAGAATTGGCGAATTTAACGCAAACGGTGAATGGGCATACATCGCAGGTACGAGAGTTGGCGGTAACGACTGGCGATTTGTCGCAAAAATATAGCCAGTTAAAAACCGCTACCGACACCGCCAATAGTGAGATTGCCACCATCAAGCAAACGCAAAACGGACAGGCGACCAGTATTGAGCGGTTGGGGGCGAAGTTTGACAGTTTGGCGGTGGGTGGGCGGAATTTATTACTTAATACCCAAGCCTTAAATCCACTTTGGACACTCCCCACCAGTATTGATAATGGCGTGGCAACTTTTGTGGGTACTGGCAGACTACTGTCAAGCACTCAACAATCTGATAATATCCAAGCCTTAGAAAACGGTAAGGTTACCATTAGCTTTACCGCCAAATCCAATCAAAACGGCAGATTACACATTAGGCTACGCCGTTTTAATACAAACAATCAATTAAGCGACATCGCCCAATACATCACTATTGATAGTCGTGAATTTAAGCGTTATAGCCTAACTTTGGATTATGAAAAATGGACAAATCAAGATAGGGTCAATTTTGAGATTGCAACCTATGAACAGGCAGGTTTTGTGTGCGAAGTTAAGTTGCCTAAATTAGAAATTGGCACCATCGCAACCGACTGGACACCTGCACCAGAAGATTTGCAAGCGGACATTGACAGCAAGGCAACAACGGCAAATTTGCAAAACTTACGCCAAGCCCTAACCGATGCCGACACTGCCCTAAGCAGGCAAATCACCGCAATGGACACGGCGTATAAATCGACTGACCGTCAATTAACGGCAAATTTGGCAAGCGAAACCACCGCTCGTACAAGTGCTGACACTGCTTTGGGACAACGCATTGACACCTTAACCGCTGACTACAACGGCAACAAGGCAAGCGTAGCAAATCAATTAAAAACATTGAGCGACAAAGATACGGCAACCGCAAGCCAAATCAGCTCACTGACTGCCAATATTACGACTGCAAAGCAGACCGCAGATGCCGCTAAAGGCAAGGTAGACAATGCACAAAATACCGCAAATAATGCGTTAAACCGTGCCAATACCGCCAATTCTGCTATTACCAGTGAGCAAAGAGCAAGGGCGGATGCTGATAATAGCCTAGCCAGTCGCATTACCGCCCTTGATACTGCCTATAAGTCCGCCGACAACAATTTAACTTCAAGATTGGCAAGAGAAGAAACCGCAAGAGCAAACGGCGATAACGCCAACGCCCAAGCCCTGCGTACGCTAGAAAGCACAGTGCAAGGCGTGAGCGGTCGTGTTGGCACAAGTGAGGGCAAAATCGCAAATCTTGAACGCACCACAAGCGATACAAATCAAGCATTGGCAACCGCTCAAAGTCAGCTTAATGCACGGTTTGATAACTTGGCGGTGGGTGGACGAAATTATTTATTGAATTCTGATTTTGTCATCACCAAACACGATGGGGGAAATTTGAGAAGTCAAAGCCTTGCAATGTCTAACGCCATCAAAACAATTGCCACACCTTGCACGCTTACTGTGTCAGCTCATTTTAAGTTGCAAAATGTCAGCGAACTTGCCAATGATGTGCGTATGTTATTTTTGGTGCGGTTTACCCACGCAGACGGCAAAGTTACGGCAAAAATCTTGTCTTACAATGCTAAAACACGCACAGATATTGATAAGCGTTTGTCCGCACGAGTGGAAATTACCAAGCCAATCACAGGCTTTGCTCATACTTATATCGACGTCTATGGCATTAGTGCAGAAATGGCAAGCATTGCACGCCCCAAAATTGAACTTGGCAACATCGCAACAGACTGGACACCTGCGCCTGAGGATGTTGACGCTCAATTTGTGCAGACTAACGCTAACATCAGCACGCTACAGCAGGCTGTAGCTAACGCTGATAGTGCTTTGTCTCAGCGGATTTCCGCACTTGATGCAAGCTATAAGCGTGCTGATAGTACGATTAATGCAAGCTTGACAGCTGAGCAAAAAGCCCGTGCTGATGGCGATACTGCACTATCACAACGCATCACAGCGTTAGACAGTGCGTATCAATCCGCTGACAGTGCGTTATCTGCTCGTGTTGCAACCGCTGAGCAGTCAATCACAACGGCTAATCAAGCGATTGCACAAACTCAGCAGACGCTGACGGCTAAGATTGATGGCTTAAGCGTTGGTGGGCGTAACCTAATCACCAACAGCCAAGTTGATAATATTGTTGATGGTACTAGACGCTATCGCTTGTATCGGCTTACAAGCGATGTCAATGAGCCGTTAGTCTTTACCGCCAAAATTAAAGATATTGTCGGTAACAATGACAATAAGCTGACTGTTGCGATTACGCATAATAGCAACATCAATGGTAACCTTGAGCAACGCCAGGATGTCAGCATAGTCAATGATATGATTGTTGCTAAGTTTAATCAGCCGTCTAAACCGATTAATGCGGTGCTTGTCTATGCTAACAGTGGCGGTTATGGCGGTAGTGCAACTGGCTCGGTCACATATTACCAAGTTAAAGCAGAGCGTGGCAACATCGCAACAGACTGGACACCTGCGCCTGAGGATGTCAATGTAGATTTGTCGCCTTATGCCACCAATGCCAACCTTGATGAGTTTAAACAAGCACAAGCAACAAAAGACACAGCAACGGCAAGTAAATTATCACAGCTTGAAAGCACACTTGGCACAAAAGCGAGTACCAACGCCCTTGATAGCCTAACCACCAAAGTTAATCAAGTAGACGGCAAGCTGACGGCAGAAGCCCAAAAAATCAGCACCCTACAAACCACCGTAAACGGTCAATCGGCAAGCATACAACAACACGCCCAAACCCTAAACGGCTTATCCGCCCAATGGACACTCAAAGTCCAAAGCGGAAATATCGTGAGCGGTATTGGCTTGGCAAGCAATAATGGGGTGTCTGATTTTGCCGTGCGTGCTGATAAATTCTACATCGCCAGTCCCACAGGTCAAAAAGGCGATACACCGTTTACGGTCTTGACCAGTCCGCAAGTGGTCAATGGCGTGCGTATTCCTGCTGGTACTTACATCAACAGTGCGTTTATTACCAATGCGTCCATCACCATGGCAAAAATTGCCGACAGCATACAGTCGGATAACTATGTGGCAGGACGGCAAGGCTGGAGATTATTCAAAGATGGGCGTTTTGAGCTGAACAATACCTTTGGTGATGGTTCAAGCCTTGAGCTTAATTCAAGAGGCTTAATCGTCTGGTATGATAAGTCGCAAGGCAAAAAGGCGGTAGAATTGGGGATATTCACATGATAACAGGTCTTAGGGTGTGGGATAGGGATGGTCGTGAGATTAGCAACATCACAGGTCGTTATCCCAAATTTATCGGTAATAAAACGGTAACAACCGCTGAAAAGCAGACCGTCAATTACACCATTCCACAAGGCACAACCCGCATTGTTGTGCCTGTGTATTTATCTCGTAATGATACTTTATTAGTTCCACCTGATGCTAAGGATGTTGATGAAAACTATCATTACACCAATACTTACAATTTTTGGAGTGTAGCCATCAAACACACAAATACAGGGTTTGAATACGATATAGAACACGGAACTAATACTAATAAACAAAAACCACCTATTAAAATCTACTGGGGGTATGTATGAGTTTTAGAACTTTTAATCAACAAGGTCAAAAATTATTAGATAGTGATGAAGCTGTATTTAGCTTTGTTAAGTCTGGTAGGTTAACAAGATTACTTGATACACCTTTTGAAAAAAATAAGAGAAAATACTGGTATAGAGCCAAGCGACTAGGCATTAACTCTAAATTACGTGAAGGGCAGGCTGACATTCACACACCTGAATACTGTATGTATTATATAGACTTGCCTAATGCCATTAGTCCCATTACAGGGGTGTATTATGATGGGCTTGCCAAAGATTGTAATCCTGTTGTCTATCTAAATACAGGTTATTTTGATGACATGGCTAGAATGATGTTTTATTCAAATGGTAGGTTATCAGATGCTGAGCTTGCCAAATTTCACATATATATTTTCGATGTCAATGTTATTAAAGAAAATAAAGTAGGCATCAATCTGTATGGTAGACAGGGCAATGTGACTTTTAGTAGTCGGAGTATGCCAATGTCTCTACAGACCAAAACCACACGACAAAGTATCCCCAATAATATTAAATTACTATCGAGTGATGAAGCCAGACTGCTGACTCATCACGTTACCCATTCCTATGATCATGGTGTCGATTATTATAACAACAGCACGGGCAGTGATAGAGCAATGATTAACAAAAGAAAAAATCATGGTGTGCCATTGTCTAGGTTGTTGCCAGCACGTATTACCAAACGCTGTGTTGGCATATTAAGCCCCAAGCTATCAGTCGGGTACTATCCTAATAATAGCTCTGAACTGACAGATGCCATTGGTGACCATGACGGGCACTATTCATTGGAATTTTCGGCAGGCGAAACCTACCCTCATTTTATGACACCCGTGGTGCTTGCGTGTGTAGGCTGTGTTGATGGCAATCATATTAAGGTTGTACCACCATTTGATATTATCAATCAAGATGGCACTACGAGAACCATGAAACAGGAGCTAACAACAAGAAATCTGATATTTAGTGATGATGAGGTAAATATTCTTTTTTCTGATATTGATAATCTACCATTCCCATTCACAAGGAGGCCATCATGACCTAGCCCACACCACCAACCCACCACCGCCCATCACTGATGGGCTTTTTTAGCACCAGGAGAAAAAATGAAACACAACATCAAGCTCATTCGTGGCGATGACACCACGCTCACCGTGCGTGGGCGTCAAAACGATGCACCCTTAGACATCACCAAAGCCGATTTACACGCCACAGTCAAAGGCGTGCTGACGATTAAATAGGAAGCAAATAATGCCCGAAAATCTATCCAACTTGCCGCTGATCGTCAAAATCATCGGCGTAATCATCGGCGCAGTCTTTGCACTCACATTGACGGGTGACATCGACACTGACGGCAAGCTCAAGCTGAGCTTGGGCGTGCTCATCAAAATCGCGTTTAGTGCGTATTTTGGCTTCTTGGCAGGCGCATGGCTCATTGAGTATATGGGCTGGGGTCATTGGTCGCACGCAAGCCACGGCTTTGTGATGATGCTGTGCAGCGTGTTCGGCATGACATTAGTCGGCGCAATCTATCAAGCGATTAAGCTGTCAACGACCAATAAGACGCCAAGTGAGATTGTCACTGAGGTTAAAGACACATTTAAAGCGATTTTCAAATAACCAAACGCCCCGCAACGGGGTTTTTTTATTGGAGTGAATTATGATTAAAAAGCTTACAAACGAACAAATCCGAGAGATTGCCGCTGCGCACGGTTTTGAATACGGCGTGGTTAAAGCAATTTATCAAGTTGAGAGCCGAGGCAGCGGTTTTTTAGCGAATGGGCAGCCAAAAATCTTATTTGAGCGCCACATTTTCCGTCGCGAACTGCAGAAATTGGGCTACATCACACTGTCAAACGAGATGAGCAAAATTGACCCTTTGCTATGCCACCCACGCCCAACGCAGCGCGGTGGCTACGGAAGTGAGAGCGTACAACATCAACGCTTACAAAACGCCCAAAAACTACTTTTAAGAGCGCGTCCAGACGCTGATGAAAATCTAAAAGCCCAAGTCCGCGAGTGTGCATTAAAAGCGTGCTCATGGGGCTTGGGTCAAATTATGGGCTTTAATCACAAACTGGCAGGATTTGACAATTTGCAAGATTTTATCAATGCAATGTATGACAGTGAAAAAGCCCAACTGCAAGCAATGATTAACTTTTTAAAATCCGCAGGGCTTGAAAAGGCGATGAAAAATAAGGATTGGCGAGCGATAGCAAGGGCTTATAACGGGGTGGCGTATGCTAAATTTGATTATCATAATAAGCTGGCCAGGGCATATGCTGCAGCATAA